ACTCCCGGAGATACTATTTGTTCGGCCATATCTTGTGTTGTTTATTTGTAATAAATATAGAAAAAAAATGCCAGCAGTTTCCTGCTGGCAATAAATATCAAGGATATTTTAAAAAAATTAATCTTCGGACTTAACAAATGTACCAGCATCTAGATCAACTTGTCCTTTTCCATATTTTTCAAACATAGTAGTTGATAATTCGCTTTCTGTTTTGTAAAGTTCGTTAAATTTCTCTGCTAATTCATTAAGCTGACGCTTAAGATTATCTTCAGCAATGCCAATTTGTCCTCTAAGGAAAGTAAGTTCACTTGTTTTTGTACGAAGATCACTTAGTTGTTGAATTTCTTCTTGTGTTAGTTCAACATTAGTGTTAGTTTTTACAGCCATAATTTATAAATTTATATTAGTTTAATTTTGTTTATGCTATTGTATTAATAGAAGTTATGTTAGCCAAAGTTATTGTATTAGTTGATGTAATACTTGCTTTTGCTATACCATTTAATGAAGTTAAATTCGCCGGCCCTGATGCTGCCGCTTCTGTATAAGTAAGAGTAACTGTAATTCCAAAGCCTATACCTGATATATTAGATGTTGCTGTGGTAGCTGCCGAACCACCACCCCCACCATAATCATGACTATGTTCAACTATAGCACAAATAAAAGCATCATTATTTTGTATATCAGTATTTGCTGTTGAATTAAGGTTAATATTATTAGTGCCTGTAGCAGTCCATGAATCATATTCACTACTATATGCTGTACTAAAATCTATTGAAGAAAAGAAATCTGAGGTTGCTATATTTGAACTTCCGTCCCCACCAAAGGCTGTACTTTTTAAAACAATAACATCAGCTGAGTCATTTGTGTTACCTACAATATTGAGTGAAGTGTTTGATATTGTCCCTGTTAAGCCACTGGTATCAAAGTAAAGAAATGTTCTCCTTATACCATGGGTAAGAGAACCACGACCCGCAAGAGCTGTATATGAAATAGCAGTAACTTGGTTATTTGTAGGGTTGGCTTGTACGCTAAAGCCAGTTTGCCTTGCCGTTGCAAAAGTAGCACTAGATTGACCTATAGCAGTTCCTGTTTTAGATGCGTTTAGTGTTGGCATTTTGGTAGATAGTAAAGTGTATTGTTAAAATAACAATTTTCAGTAGGGGTTACATTATGGGTATCATAAGTTACATTAGGGATGTTGTAAAAATTAGTAGATGATGGTTCATTATTCCACCATGTAGCTACCCCTCCTACTTTCATTAAAGATGATAATGAAGAGCTAAATTGATCCATATTATCGTCTCCCCAAGTATCATAAAATAACCCATCATAAGTTGATAAATCATTTTTGACATCGTACCAACTGCCTGTCACAATAGTTACATTTGATTTTCCAGAAGCCCATGCTTGTGCTTTAGGAATTACATCAGGATGATTTTCTATAATAGTATGAGAATTAATGGAATGTGATTGAATATATCCTGCGGAAATACCCATACCAAATCCAATTTCTAAAATATCGCCACCATTTTGACAGATATATGCTGCGGAAGCAGACATAATAGGGGCTTCCCAATCCATCATTACTTGAAGTTCATTATTATCTTCGTGATAATAAATCTTATCCGATTCGAATGTTAGTGTTTGATTTAAATAACTCATTATGCATGAACAATATGGTCTTTAGAAGGATCAAAATAAATTTGACCATTTGATGCATCTAAACAATAACCAATAATTCTAACTACATCTCCCGTACCTGCGGGAGCACCTGAGGTAGCTGCTCCGTAAGCACTGCTAACTTGTTGTTCGTCTAAATATAATACGTCTCCAACAGCACCAGGATCGTGGTCTAATGTAACCATACCTTTAAGTAACATACCATTAGTATCTGAGGCTGCTCCTAAGGCTACCGCTAATAAACCATCTGATGTGGCTACTGCATTTGGATTTGCTAATTCCCAGGTGCCATCTGATTTAAAGTGGTATATTCTACCTGCCGTCATACTAGTAGTACCACCAAAGAAAACTACATCGCCATTATAATCAGCATCTGTATTAGAAGTTTTAGCTAGTCTAATTTCAGATTTAACATTGTGGGTAATTTTATCATCTTCAAAATTAGCAACTGTAACTTCCCCACTAGCGCCCGCTGTAGAAGTATTAGCTCTAATTTCAACATTACCATTAGATGCTCTATTTGTTATGGCTACAACATCACTACCAGGGAATAACAGGGCAAATCTTCCTGATCCTCCTGAATCAAGGTATGTAATAGATTCATTACTTCCACCTGCTGTTCCCCTAAATTGAATAGATCCGCCTGAACTAGAGACTGCTAGATTATCTTTAAGGATTATATCATCACCTACTGAAACTATATCTTCTGCTATTGTTATGTTGGTACAGAATATGTCGCCGCTTGCGCTAATTATAGAGGATGTTAATTGTGTAACTGCTACATTAGCGGCTAAGGCATCTGAATCAACTCCACCATCTTTAATTGATATTGTTCGTGCAGCACTGCCATTAAATGTTGTGCCTGAGTTAAGTTGTAAAGTAGCGTTATCAACTGTTAAAGCATTTGTAGTAGTACCTATATTTCCGGCATTAGTAACTATATCAGCAGCTAAGCTTGCACTAGCAGCTGTAAATGAACCACTAATTTGTGCTGCTGTTAATCCTTTAATTAATGATAATGATGTAACTTCAGAATCCATTAATGCACCCGCACTAGTTACATTAGATGTGTTAGCAGTTAATTTAGCATCGTTTGCAGTAACCCTTGTGCTAAGCGAAGCACTAGCCGCTGTAAATGCACCACTAATAGCAGTTTTTAATGCTAGACCAGATAAATCTTGGTCACCTGTGTTAGTGCCACTTAAGTTAGAACCTACTATAGTACCACTTGCACTTATATCACCTGAGGCTGTTATATGGCTACTTATATCTAAATCACCAACTATATCAATTCCACTCGTATCAACTGTTAATTCAGTGGAACCTCCATCTGCTTGGAGGGAAATTTTATTATCAGCAGGTTGGTAAATTCCAGTATTTGTATCAGTTCCAAAAGCTATAGCTGGGCCAGATTGATTACCATCATTAGTTACTTGGACTTTGTTAAAAGTTCCTACACCTATAGCAACTACATCACCTTCAGCATCTACTCGAAACCTTTCAGTACCATCTTCACCAATAGTAAAAAGCTTTTCATTTGTAGAAGGATTACTTTGTGTTATATGAAGATTTCCGAAAAATGTAGAATCTCCTTCTTCATCTATTTCTAATCGTTTAATATTAGAATTATCTTTAGCTGTGTAAAATTCTAAGTTAGAATCAATAGCGTCGGTGGTCCCATTATAGGTACCAGCTTTAGTAGATAATATCTTACCTGCTACTCTATTAATGCCACTTTCACCACTAATATTTGCACTTCCATGTAAGAATTCAATTCCTGCACCTTTATCGGTACCTGTATCTGTGTTAGAATTAATAACTTGTATTACATTATCACCCCCATCAACTGATCTTTCAGATGTAATGCTGCCAGTAACATTTATACTACCTGTAAATAAGTGAGTATCATCTTGCGTATCTCCAAAAACAGTTGAACCACTACTGAATGAAGTAGTCATATGGGTAACAGATGAAGAAACTATATATTGCTGGGCAGTAAGGTTACCTTTTACTTCTAGCTCATCTACAACAAAGTTTTGTAATACAGCGGAAGCGCTGCCATAAAACAAATTACCGTCCGCAACATTAATTGCAACTTCACCAGTTTCAAGTGAACTAGGTGAATTGCCTGCGGTTGTGCTGTTTTTTAATTTTATTGTACTAGCCATTGTATATACATATGTTTAAAAGGTGCCTCCATCAAAAGAGCCTGTAATCTCTCCTGTTATATTTAAATCTGTTACTTCGAGTTTAGGTGATTGTATAATAGTTCTAGTGTCGGCTGTGTTACCTAGTTTAGTGTCGGTTCCTACTCTTTCACCTATTTGTACACCATTAATTTTAAGTTTATCTACAGATAAAATTGCAATAAAAGATGCAGTTGCCGAACTAGCTGAAACAACAGTAGCTGTTAAAACTCCATCACTGGTAGCTGTAATGGGGGTAAAACCTCTTAGTGAAGTATTACTACGCCAAACAGCTACTTGATTAGAATAATCAGGAAAGCTATCAAAGTTAGCAAATGATTTTGCTAATTTACCAGTTTCAAATACATCTGAATCTATTTCATCAGTTTTTAAACGCCCATCTGCATCAAGTATTACCACAGAATTATCTATTCCTGTGGGTAATGTAGCTCTAATATCATCGGCAAAAAGTGTACCACTAGCACTTATATCACCTGAAGCTGTTATATGGTTAAATATAATATCACTACCCGTGATTGCTAAGTTTGATATATTTTGGTCCCCTGTGTTAGTGCCACTTAAATTTGATCCAATAATAGTACCACTTGCGCTTATATTACCGGATGATGTTATATTAGTAAGGGTAACTAAAGAACCCGTACCGTCACGGAGGGTTCCTCCATCCGTTTGTAATACTCTTTGATAAGTATCTTCTATATTTTGGCCTGTAAAATCAGGTAATGCCATAACTTATTTATCTTAATTTAGAAAGACCGTTAAGTACACCTGTGACTATTTCGTCTTTTTGAGATTCATTAATAGGATGTTTATCTAAGTAAGTAGCTACTACGTAGTTTAATTTATTTTTTCTAAATTTAACATTTTTTAAACTAATATCTTCTTTAATAAGAAGCTTAAGGATGTTTAGAACGTGATTTTTTTCTTTAACAGTAACTTCTTCTTTAATATTTTTAACTTTTACTGAAGGTTTAGATTCAGTAATTACTTCTCCTTGACTTTGGGACTTAACTTCGACTTGGATTTTCTTTGAAGCTTCAACTGTAAAGGCGGATTCCCAAGGAATGAAGTAAGTATCTTCTGCTATAACTTCTAATTTAATAGTACCTTTAATGTCTTCACCTAATAGTCCTTTAAGACGCTTTACTGGAATCTTACATTTTCCTTGGCTATTAATACTACCTTTAAAAAGTAATGATAAATCATCAGTTTCAATAATTAAACGAGCGTTTGAACTATTTAACGATGCTCCTTCGAGTTGAATGTCGCACTCAAAGATTTCTTGTTTGTCTGTGTATAATTTGTACATGTCTTAAAGTATTGTTACGTTAATACCTAGTGCCTCCTTTATAAGGAGTTTAACATCTTCGATATTTATTTTAACCTCTTCTATTTCTTTTGTTTCTTTATATATTTTTCCTTGAACTTTACAGATTAGCTTAATAAGTCGTTTTTTCTTTTCAGGATCATCTTTAACAAGGTCCTGTATAGCATCGTCTTGTACGTCACCATCTGCATAAGGCCCAAGTTTTTCTAGGACTTCTGCAACTTGTATAATTAATGCTACGTCATCCCATGTAAAGGGGGTTTTACTTTGGTTAAGAAAAGCAGATCCTCTATCCCATGAAAAGCTTGCTTTATTCCAATTAAAAGGTGTTCTTACAGCCATTAAAATGTTCCTCCGTTTATATTACCTATTATATTACCACTTGCACTGATATCCCCAGAAGCTGTAATATGTCCCTGAAAAACTTCAAATGTTGTGTCTCCATTGGAATCATTCATATTGAGTCTAGCAGGTTGACCACTACTAAAATCATGCATTATTAGAGAACCAGTTTGAATTTGAGCAAATGTAGCTTCGCCTCCTATAGCATACCCATATTTAAAAGCGTCAATTCCTTCACCGCCTGCTCCTTTCGATAAAGTAAAAGCTAATAATCCTTGGGCACCACCAACCCCCACTTCATTAACAATTGTTTTAATCTTTGCTAAAGAGCCAGAAGTTTTTAAATCATTAAATGAGCCACTGTCAATAGTAAAATTAATACTACCCCCCTCATCACCTGTTAGAGCACCCCTAGCAGAACGAGCAGTTCTTAATATAATTTCGGTTCCTATAGTAGAGTCTTCAACTGCTTTAAAATCTATATTTGATTTAGGGTTAATAGTTCCAATACCAATTCTTGATTGGTTATTAGAAGAACTTATAAACAAAATACTATCTGAGTTTTTAGTTTCTTTAAATTCTATTTTTTTATTAATGAGTATATCACCATCTAAGGGGGTATTACTATCTTTATCTTGGTTAACTACCCTCAAAGTATTATTTTGGGTATTTTTTATATAAATTTTTCCATCAACCGGATTTATAATAATTTCATTACCCCCAAATGAAGTAGGAGATGGTGTAAATCCAGGTATCAGTATTTTTTTTATATTACTCATTTATTTTATTATTATAAAGTCTGGTGAAGGATTAAAATATATTACATTATCTTTTAATGCATGTCCTATAGATCTAAGTGTACTATTTGCTGTGTTTGGAGGTGTAGTAGTTGCAGATCCTGATGTGGCACCCATATATACTTGATTTCCTACTGTTACTGTGCCCGAAATATGGGCAATTCCTTTTAAAATTATACCATCAGTACTACTATTAGTTCCAAGAGCTATTCCTAATAAAGCTCCTCGAGCATCTATGTCTGTTTGGCTTGTAGCTGTCCACTCTTCACTTCCTGAATAGTAGTATAATTTACCTAATTCAGTAGTACTATCACCAAATTTGACTATTTCTCCTCTAGAGGTTTTGCTTTCACTTACGTGGGTTAAATCATTTGATGAACTTACTAAAGTAGTGCCATTTTCATCAAGTTTTACAAGACCTGTAGTAACACTACTTGCACTTATATTATTTAAAATAATAGCACTGTTAGCAGTTATTTCACCTGACGCTGTAATGTGTCCATTATCGTTTAAAATAACTTTACCGCTATTAAGATCTATATTACTAACTCCTGTAAGTTGGATATCATTTGTGTTGGCCCCTATGATTAAATTAGTATCACTTTGAATTGTAGAAACATTAATTGTAGAAGTACTAATTGTAGAAACATTATTAATATCATTATTACCCATATCTAAATCTAGGCTAGCTGTATGGTTGCCTAAATTATCACTACCACCACTGCCTCCCCCTCCACCATAACTTCCAGTATAATATAATCTGCCTGTAGTAGTATCATACATAACGGTATTTAAATCACTGCCAGTTGTCGACATTGAAATAAATAAGAAACCACTAGCACTTATATTACCTGAGGCTGTTATACTACCAGCACCATCAATTCTGGCAATTTCAGTACTATTAGCAGCAAATTTAATAGCTGAATTGTGTCCCCCAACAGCATTAGCATTAATAGTTAATTGGGCTTCATTTATTGTTTGTTCAACATAATTAGAGTACCCAGGTCCTTGTTTTTGTTTAATTGTACCTATTACTTCTAATGGCACGGTAGGATTAGATTGTCCTATACCTACCCTACCATTAAACCTACCCCCCTTATTAAACGATCCAGTCCCACTAGAACTTATATTACCTATTACTTCTAATTTTTCACTTGGGGTACTAGTACCTATACCAACATTACCTGAGCTGGATAAAATAGTTAATCGTTCTGCCCCACCAGCCCAGAATCTAAATCTATCAGAATCGAATCTAAATGTTAATAATTGGGTAGTAGGTTGTTCAAATTGACCACCTATTCCACCAGCAGAAGAATGGCTAATTTGTAAATTGCCATTATCTACTCTTAAATTACCACCATCAACTTTGTGGTTACCACCATTTACTTCTAATAAACTTGAAGGACTAGTTGTTCCTATACCAAATTTACCTACACTTTCATTAAAAAAGAAACCTGTTGCTGTATTAGTACCGTATAAATGGAAGTTTCTATTCTTTGTATCTATATTATTAATACTACTAAAAGCCCCAATACTCATAAAGCTATCAAAATCAGTCGTAGCCCCAAAATTAATTTTAGGACCACTAGTAGTTAATGCTTGGATAGCATATTCTCCCATTACTACAGATGATGTATATACTTCAAGATTACCTGCTAAATTTGTATTGCCTGAACCAGATATTCTAAGGAGTGAAGTACCAGATTCATTTTTAACGGATAATGTTATATTATTTTCATCACCAGACCCTGTGTTTGGGGAAATGTTTTGGATCTTAAATTTAGATTGATTATCTTCATCACTAAGGGTGAGTTGATTTCCTTTAAGTACCTGAACATGACCATTAGAGAATTGGAAAACCCCATCAGCTTTAAACTGCATGTTTTTCGCCGACGATAAAGTTATTCTATTGTCATTTATATTCCCATCGTCAGGATCGATAAATCTAAGCCCTCCAGTAGAACCATCAAAATCAGCTATAAGTTTTTGGCCTCTTATTTCACCACTTGCACTTATATTACCTGATACTGTTAATTTTTCTGCGGGTGTAGTAGTTCCTATACCAACGTTGCCCGAAGAACTAACTGACATTAATACATTAGATAGGGGACCAGAATTTTGAATATCTAACCTAGAAAAATTAGATCCTGAACCTGCATTGCGGATTTTAATATTAGCTGAGTTACCTTGATTTCTAAATGTAAGACTACTGCTATTTAATATTTCTACCGTTGTATAAAACTGGAATACATTACCAGCTATAAATTGCATATTCTGAGCAGTCGAAAGTATTATTCTATTACTAGTATAATTTGATCCATTATAAAATTGTAAACCCTCATTAAAGGTATTTACTCTAAAACTACCACTATCTATAGTAATATCACCACTATCTATAGTAATATCATCGTTAAAGTTACCTCCGTTAGCTATTATATCTCCACTTGCACTTATATTACCAGATGCTGTTATATTACCATTAAATTCGTGGGTGTCGGAGGGAGTATCACCAAATATATTGCTGCTTGAAATTATAAGTATTTGATTTTCTATAATTGAAGTACCTGCTAATGTCAATACATCAGCATTGATAGCCCCGCTTGCTGTTATATCACCCAGTACAGAAACATTACCGTTTACTTCTAATTTTTCGCCTGGAGAATCAGTACCAATACCAACTCTATTAGTTGATCCTACAGTATATAGGAGGGTACTATCGCCTACACTTTCTACTTTAAAATCAACATCTGCAGCATCTTGGTTAATAATAATCTTATCCTGACCACCACCACTTTCATTAATAGTTAGCATTTGAACACCTCCAGCGTTAAACTGGATGTGATCATTATCAAACTGCATAAATGTATCACTATCACCATTATGCTCGATTCTATTAAGTGAACTCGTATCAGCGTAAATTCTTGCATATACGTCACTACTTTTACCTAAATCTACATTTCCAGATGCTGGGTATATAGTACCATAATGTGCGGAATCATCGTGTTTACCTAAGTAATACGTGCCAGTTTTAACTGCATCGTTTTCCCCAGAACTAACTCCTTTAAAATCGTAACCAAATATTTTGGCGATTCTTATATAATTGTAACTACCACTATTTAGTGGTCTACCTAGGGTAAATTTAGTCTTTTGTATACCTAGGTTAGCCCCATTAATCTGAGCAGCTAATGTAGCTTCATTGTGATTATTAATATCTAATCCTGTAACCCACCCGGGTGAAACGTTAGATCCTGTATAGGCTTCGATTTTAACTCTTCTGGCTCTCCAGTTAGGGTGAGTAAATTGTATACCTACTAAAGAATGATGTTTTAGTGGTTCATCAGTATGATCTATTTCAATTACTATTTCATCTAAATCATTACCTTGTATAGATTCAGAAAAATATGGTTGGAAAGTAGTACCCCCAACTCTAAACATTTGTTTATAAGAGTTTTTATATATGCTTGATTCTCGGAGATCTTCAGGTTGAAGATTACCTTCAGTATAAGAGTCTGGGGGGTCACTACCTACATAACTATTATATACATTAGATGCTGTAATAGCAGCCCATTTATCTGCACCTGCAAATGCATTAAAAGTTTCAGTGTTAATGAAGGGAGTATCTTCGTATGAAGCATCCGCAATAACATCTTTAATAAAGGTTCTTCCTCGGGTTCCTATGATATTGCTAAAATCTTCACTGCCTGAGAAGGTATTTGCTCTTAAAGCAATATTTCCACTTACGTGTAATTTGTTGGAAGGAGAATTATATGCAATACCTACATTGCCAGTGCCGCCATCTATAATAAATCTCGCAGCAGACGCTAAATCTGCAGAAGATGCTATTTTAAATTTATCTCCGTCCGAATTATCAATACCTGTTACCCATCTCTTAGTACCAGTTAACAAAAACTGTAACACCGCGTCGCCGGCTCCATCATTTTCTATTGTAATGCCAGCACCTGTACTAGTAGTAGCACTATCCTCAAATACATGCAATCTACTAGCCGGACCATCGATTCCAATACCTACTTTACCATTACTAGCAATTCTTAGTTTTTCTGATTTATTATTAATATGTTCAGTAACAAAAGCTATATCAGTACTTGCCTCACCCGTATCTAAGAATGCTATTCTTGCTATACCTTGATTTGAATCGTCTGAATCAAATAATATTTGACCAAACGTATTATTAACAGAGCTAGTATTTTCTAATAAAATAGTAGGACCAACATTTCTCTGACCATCATCATCAGTACTATCATATACAGTGGCATCACTTTTAGCTAATGATAATAATGAACCCGGTGATGTGGTTCCTATACCAACTTTATCGTCATTTACTACAAAAGTATTTTTCCCATAAGCGCCTGCTATTATTTTATCGTCTGAGAATACTTCTAAAATTGGTAATCCTGAGATATCAGAAACTGCAAAGAGTGAACCTTGCATGTTATCTTCAATGGAAAATAATTGACCTGTAGATCCTACTACTTCAAATACAGTTGATCCGCTTTTTTCAACCGTAAAACTTCCAGTTACACCTAAACTCCCAGATATACTGGAGTTATTAAGGGCAATTAGCCCTTTTCTTGCTATAAATTCGTTTGCCATAAGTTATGCCTTTTTTCACTGTCCAAAAGGTGACAATTATAAATATAGATTAAAGGCTAAATCTTGGCTTAATTGCATTATAATTTTGAAGTACTTCAGATGCTGAGAGTACTTTACTATATTTTCTAAAAATACCGACTTTACCTTCTACAGCATGGGTAGGTTGAGGCCAAGTAGATGCTCCATCCCCATAAGCATATAATGTCGCTAGTATTAAGGGTAATCTATTATTTCCCGCATTAGAAATACCTCCTGTAAGGTTATGGTCTTCAGAATCGGATGAACTATTTCCATCGATATAGTATCCCATTTGTGTACTATTAGCCCATATAACTAGTTGGTGCCAATTTCCATCGGCAATACTGGAGTCAAAATTAAGATTATTAGATGAATCAGAATCTTCAGGGGCACCTCCATTACCTGTGAGGAGGTTAAATCTCCCATCATCAACTCTAAAGTTATATCTCCCACTACCATTCCAAGGTTTAGAAATTATTTCACCCACAGTATCAGTTCCTTTAAACCATACTTCATAACAAAATGTATTACTCCCTACACTATTATCTGCTGTCCATGCATAATTGTTATTATCATCATTACCACCGTGAATAGGAGCAAGGATTATATGGTCATCTTGCCCGTCAAATGAAAATACCCCTTGGTTTTCGGATGATATAAATGTAGGACTATTTTGAATGGTTCCATCATTATCGTTGATTAGGTCTGTTACTGTGTTTCCATTACCAGGATATGACTTAACGTTAGCAGCATCTAAAGTAAATACTAATCCATCCGATACTATTGGTCGTGGTCCTCCGAATGTTGCCATAATTAAGTGAATCTTGATTTAAGTGCGTTATAGTTTTGAAGAACTTCCGTAGGTGAGAGGGCTCTCGTATATAAATACACATTAGATATTTTACCTAAATAATCTAGACTACTTCCTCTTCGGCCAAATGCAATAGGGTTTGTGTTAGTTTCTACTACAGTTCTTGTAGGAATGCTGTCTGAACCTTCTTCAACACCATTAACATAAAATTTTAATGTACCAGTACCGGCAGAGCCTTCTCCCGTAAATGCTAAATTATGCCACTGAGACGCATCTGTAACATTATATGTAAGGATTGATGAAGAACCCGCGGGGTTACCTAATTGACCATTGCCAAATACTGCTTGAAATCTGCCTTCATTACCTGCTGAACCTGACCTAGCCCATAAACTAGCGCCCTCAGAATTACTATAATTAGTCCCATTACCAGATTTTTGTATTATAGTAGACCAATCATAAAAATCATCTTTATCACATTGGGTCCAGCATGAAATTGTAAAATTAGTAGCATTGCCAAATACATTATCATCCCAGTAAGAATCATAAGGCATACTTAAGTGGGCGTTTTCGGGTATATTGCTACTGCTTAAGTTCCAATAACCACCATTTTCGGGTTCCCAAATTACACCATTTTCTAATGTTCCAGTATACCCATTGCCTGATAAATCACTCCATGTAATTCCATTGCCCGGATATGATTTATTATTTGCTGCGTCTAAAGCAAGTACTAATCCATTTGTTACTATTTTAGGGGAAAAGAAAAATGCCATTTATTATAACTTTTTAGTAAATGATTTAAACGTATATCCATCACCATTTACGATATATATTTCAACATCTGTAGAACTAAACGATGCTGAAATTTCAGGGACTATATTGTCAGATAAATGTTTAGTAGAAGTATCTGTAAATGTAAGTAGGCCATTATCGTGCACTACCATGAATTGCCCTGTACGGGCACCGACGGTACTGTCTACTAGGATATAATCGTATATAGCGCCAGTATATTGCGAAGTATTATATAAATCTACCCGAGTAGGGGCATCGGTTCCAAGAGGACCAGATTCTAACGTTGAAATAGTAGTTGTAGAAATGTTTCCTCTAGCTGAGATATCAGTTGTAAAAATATTTCCACTAGCCGAAATATCCCCACTAGCTGTTACGTTATTTAATACGGCATTACTGCCGGATACAATGACTTTTTTCCAGTTTGGCATATTTTATTTTACTACTACGGTTAGATACAGCACTATTGCTGCCTACTTCCCTTTCGGGCCAATAATAGACTGATAATAAATATTATCCGGCTTTAACTGGTTTAAAATTAGCTAAAGTATTTTCATATTTTCTTAATAGATCAGATACTGTATGAGCATCTTTACCAGTAATTTGGATATTGTTAATAGCAGCTATACTAACTTGAATTTCTTGAGGGGTTAATTTAATTTGCAACATTATTATTAATTTTAGTTTTTATTATTGTAGTAAATAAAAAAAAAGCACCCAAATAGATGCTTAATTTTTATTAATTTGCTTTAAGCGTATATATACACATCTCTATCAGGGTTTTTAGTTACATCATTACATACAGCCATTATACCTAGTTGAGTGTTTTGATCACTATTACCATATTCAAATTCATTAATATCTATAGGGGTTCCATCAGCATTAAATTTTTCTGTGTTGAAAACTGTTACTCTAACTCCAAGTTTTGGGGTTAAAGTATTATCCTCGTTAGACTCAACATCTAAAGCTTGTAAATTATTACCGTCTGCTCCTATAAAGCCCCATCGATTATGTGTATTATCAAACATAAACATAGAACCACTGTTATTTCCGTTTCCTACTATAATACCACCATCAGGGTCATTGTCTATATTTACAAAAGTTCCAGGAAGTGTACCACTATTAATTAATATAAATTGGTCTTTAATATTAAGATTACTTTTATTAATTTTAACAAGGGAACCATTAACTGTTAAATTACCAGGGTCAGTAACAGGATCTGTACCTATTGTTAAATTAGTAAATTGTGGAGAATTAGTATTTTGCAAGTCTTTAAAGGACACTGCAACATTGCCTGGAACAAAATTACTTGGATCAGGGCTTAAATCAAAAACAATACTACCTTGGTCCGTCGTAGTAAATTGGTTAAATATGAGTTCATTTACAGAAACATCTGTAACGTCTAAAAGACTATTAAATGATCCTGCTCCTGTTAAGAAATGTTTTCCTGTTCCATCAGTTAAATTAGTAGCTAAATCAGCTATATATAATATATTACCTGCAGTATTGCTTTGGGTTAATATTAAACTTACTTGCTTTCCATATCTATCTAAATCATTAATAGTGTCAGTAATAAATTGACTAGCAGTAATAATATTTGTAGCACTTATAAACGATGACGTATTAAAAATATACTGTATAGATGATATATTATTTGCTAAAGAATGGGAAACTGTAAATATATTAGTATCAACTGTGTGGTCGGTGTTTGGTCCTATAGCAATACTAGCACTAAATGAAGCTGTGTGAGTGACAAAACCTAATGTAGATCCATCACTGTTCTCTATAAGACTACTAGCTTGGTTAGAGGCAGTACTAAAAAATATCCCTCGCGAATAAGAACCGGTTAAATCATTAGAACCAGATTGTAACAGGTGGATACTAGATGCCTGACCTGGGGCTAAATCAATATTATCTTGAATGGTTTCGACGCGGTCTTCAAACGACAATGAAGTTATAGTAGCTGTAGACCTTATTTCATTATCTATAATACTATTAGCGCTGTTTATTGTAGTAGCTCTAAGAATATTATTAGATCCAGACCTTACTAAAATTTGTACTGGATTATCTAATGTTACATCATCTTCTAAAGGAAGAGAAGCTTGTATAGAAAGCGGGCCTGTTACACTTACCCCACCACCAGTTATAAATGTATTTCCTATAAATCTATGAGTATGAAGACTGCTAGTACCATAATTAATGCTGCCAGAAAAAGAAGCAACATCCATTTGCTCTAAAATAATACCATTAGCATTTAATATTAAATCATTAGCAGTAAATGTTCCCGAAATTGTAAGGTGTCTGGCATCTGGGAGGAAATTACCTAGAGGGCTTGTTGCGGGTACTGTACCTCCTATTTGGAGGATTCTTCCTTGGGGTAAAACATCTGGATCTGTACCATCATTGCTAGTTTCATCAACAATTGTAACTTGACTTATGTTAGCGTTGTGGAAGGATGATAAAATTCTTTTAGGTTTAAGTACTCTTAAAAAACTAGAAGTAAATTCATTTAAAGCCATACTACTAGTAGTACCAGTAATATTGCTAGAACTTCCTTGAAGAATGCCTATAGATGATGAATTAGTAGCAAGACTTGAAGTAAATGCTACAAATGATGCTGAAAGTGATGGAACACCACCTTGTGTAAATCCACCTATTAAACTTGCTGATAACCATGCATAGTTATCTCTATTGGCGGTGAGTGTATCAGGGTTTAAATTGCTAATTGAAGCATTTGATACCGGTGTTGAATCTGTAGTTGAAAGAGGATTAAACCAAAGGTTTTGAATACTAGCTGTATAAGGACCATCATTAATTACTTTACTAAGTATTCCATCAGTTAAAGTGACCACTGTGGGGTTAGTAGTGATCTCTTGTATAGCGTTTGTATTATGTAAAATAGACCCTACTTGGGGGTTTCCAAACCCAAATGCAGAATGACCTACAATGGGGGTGTGAAAAGCTGTTCTAAAATCAGAAGGAGAACCTGCTGGGCTAACAATTCCAAAACTGCTAACACTGTAATTAATAGCATTTAATTGTCCAGATCCTGTTATAAAATTATCTGCTATATTAAAGCTAGCAGTAACTGCATTAGTCCCAGGAGTAATACTTGTTGATAAGTAATCTGGATTGTTAGTTGTAATTAATAATCTTTCACCATTTGAATCAAATGGGACACCCGTAAGATCACTTCCACTAATCCCAAAAGTAACATCTCCATTTGGGGTTTGTAGTTCAGATTGTGATATAAATCTAACTTCACCTGTGTTTGGGTCAATAGTTAAAACCTCTAATTCAGCTGCAGATGAAGCAGTTTCGGGTATATTACTAGCTGAAATTTGGGCTATTTCAACTTTAGATCCAGAAAATAATATTTTACGAAAATTCGCTGCCATGTTTTAGGGGTTAATTTGTTTTTTTATAATTAAACATAAATCCATATACTACTATCTGATGTATTTACATGAATTTGACCTTTTGCGGTTGACGCATCTAATCCATAAGCAGGAGCATCTGTAGGACCTGATCCGATTCCGTTATTAGAAGATGATACAGTACCTACATATACTTCAGGTGATTGACCTCCACCAGCATCAGATGTTTCATCAAAACGAACTTTATTATCAGTAGCACCTATAAAACCCCAGGCTTTTGCGTTAAAATCATACATAAATAAAGAACCACTTCCTCCACCATTATCTACTATGATACCACCGTCTTTATCGTTTTCATTTGCTCCTGCTCCACTGTTAAGTAATATAAATTGATCTTCAATATTTAAATTATCTACTTGGAGGGCAGTTAAATCTCCATTAATAGTTAAATTATTAGTAACTGTTAAGTTTTGGAAAGTTGGACTATCATCAGTACCTAAATTATTAATTGCAACCGAATTACCATTTATTAAAATAGTACCTTGATCTCCCGTTGAATTAGCAGCAACACCTGATATTAATCCCGTAGGAACATCTGATAATTCGGTAAAGCTACTTGCTGTTATAAAACCTAGATCAATTAACTGTTGAGCACCACTAATAGGAATGTCACTAAGTTGAACGTAAACGTCATCTAATAAATCTTGTAATTGTTGTGATCCAGAGAAGGCTCCAATAGCATTACCTATAGTTGTAGGGTTTAATATATAATTAATATTTACCCCGTTAGTTGGTGAAGATAGTTCTACTGTATCAACAGAAAGTCCATTTAATGTGTTCTGGGCTGTAAAGGAAGCTGTTTCACCTAAACTTATACTTGTACCCCCACCCCCATCAACTTCAAGACGAATACCTAAGGAAGCGCTATTTACTAAAGATTCACTAGTAACTTGTAACGCCGTTATATCAGCTACGTTAGTTGTCGTTGTTGTTGTAGTTAAACCGGTAAGAGTTTGAGCAAAAGATTGAGATAAGTCGTTAAATGCTCCACTGATAGCAGTTCCTATAGCAGTACCTGCAGTATGAAGTGTTTGGTCTGTAGTTGATCTAGCAATTATGTCTGATATTCCTACTGTATTGTCTATAGTTAATTCACTGATTGAAATATCATTGTTAGTATTATCTATACTAAGTCCGCCTGTAATTTCTAATGAACCCGTAAATTTATGGGTATTATTTGTTCCAGATGTACCAAATGATGTACTACCTGATATTATAGCAGCTGCGGTTTCGGTTTGTTCTTGACCTTGAATGACAATAGCCTGTGCTTCTAAAATACCAGGAATAGAGACGTTATCCGGAAGGCCTATTCTTATTCCTGAATTGGATAAACCTTCAAGTTCAATTTCATTAAGAGTTCCTGAAACAGACGCAGAAACTACAAAACTACCTGTTTGGCTAACATCTACTACAGAAGATGAAAAGGTTTCTAATGCACCAATAGAACTTTGTAAGTTAGTGATATCAAGTGATTGGTCATTTAAATCACTGGCTACAGATTCAGATGTGGCAATTAATAGACTTGCAGTAGCATTTAAATCTACTAATTCACTTTCTAATTCTGTAATACTGGCGAGGGCAGCATTAATATTACCTAAATTACCACTAATATCAGTTGCTAATGATTGGCTAAAGGTAGTAAACCCATTAGTTTCTGATAAAGTTATTTGTGATGATCCACTAATAGTACCTTCGGGAAGGTTTACAGTGACTGTTGTAAGGTCAGAAACTTTTGATACATCAACTGATAATCCAGAATTGGCACTTCCTGTAAATAATAAAACATCTTGTGTGCCATCAAAACTAGCAGTATCAAAAATGCCACTACCTGAGATTTGAAATGTAGCTTCAGTAACTCCTTGTATAGAGCCCTGGGTAACCGATTTGAATCCCCCATCAGCTGTAGTTCTGACTAATACTCTATCACCTGAAGCGCCTTCAGGAACATTAGAAGCCGTTATCGAGGATATGTGTATATCGGAACCCGATACTAATACTTTTTTCCAATCTGCCATATCTTATGTATTTTGTTGTGTTATAGTTTTATTAATTTCCTGTTTCATATAGTTGGCCAAATAAGGGACCTTTACCACTTGTTACCCCACTTGCTGTGGTTGCAAAAATTGAAGATGAATATTGTGATCCTGATGGGCTATAAAAACCAGTATCAGCACCAAACCTTAAAGCAGCATCCGAGTGTAGGGGAGTACTATGACAATTACCCGGGATCGTGGGAATACCTCCTGTAACGAAAAATCCATAGTCTGAATCTGCAAGTGAAGAAGCACCACTTCCCGAATAAAAATATAATGTTTTAATTGTAGATGAACCAGTAGCTGCTCTTCTAACACTAGCATGATATTGGAAACTTGCGCTAGCTATATTAGCGGGTGTTGTTGGGGGATAAATTATAAGTTGATTGTTTCCAATAAATTGAGTATCACCATATAAGCTACCTGAGTCTGCATCTCCTTTTAATATTCCTTTAAAAACATATTGAGTATATGTGCCATCATCTGTATTGGTTCCATTGATGTTTCTAGTCATACCTCTTGCTATTTGAGAACCAGAACTTGGCTCAATAAATTGATTATCAGTAAGACCAAAAGAAGATGTGTTTGTACCAGAACCATCAAACCTTACAAAGGTTGAGGGAAGAAATACAGATGAACTGTATTGTGATGTTACAAATGCCGGGAAGGCTCCATCAGCAAATCTAAATGACCAGTGGGTTATAAAATTTTCAGTAGGGAAACTGAATTCAAAATTACGGTTATAACTTTCACTATGGATAGCGGAAAATGATGCTGTAGTTGAACCGCTTGCTTTTATATCATAAGAAGCAGTTAATTGTCCTACAAAAGCTGATGCTCTACTAGCACTAGGTGAGCTGTAAAATTCTTCAACGCAGTATGTAATTATTGTATCATCACTAATACCCGAAAATTTTTGTGCGAATGATGCACTAACCTGTAAGTAAGCATTTGAAGAAAATGTTGATGAAATGTGTGAACCTACTCCTATAAGATTTTTTTGGTAATTTTTCTTTTTAATAGGAACATATATAATTTTTCTTTCGGTATCTCTAATAGGGTGGATAGCAGAACCGGTTTCAATTCCCCCATCACTAGTTCCATCTTGTAATCCTGGAAAAAATTTGGCTTGGTCTCCTTGTTTAATTCTAAAAGGAAGTTTTGCTATAGCCTCTTTTCCTTCAAATTCTTCATGAATTCTACCGTCTATTTTATTATCACTGGCAGCAGCAAATGAAGCTGAAAGGTCAAGAAAAGTAGCAACTCTATATTGCTTCCCCGAAAATCTATCTGTAAAATCGGCCATTATATTAATCTATATTTTCTTTAATTATTTCTTGAAGTTTCAAAGCAGTGTTATATACAATTTGAATATCTTTTCCTGAAAAATCAGTATTAGCAATTAACGATAATAAATATCTAGCTTCTTCTACTTCTAATAAAAGTGAATCTTTTTTAGGAGGTAATGATGATTTTTTAGGAGGTGGTTGGTAAGAAGGATTTAGTATCTTATTTTTTAAGTCTTGTAATGAAGCCATGTTTAATTATTTTTTTATAACCCAAAATATAATTCGTTATTTATATATATTAATCCTCCCTCTACTACTGAGGGGAAATCATTAAATTCTGAAAAAACTAATATACCGTCTGAATTAACTTTTAATTTAGTACTACCATTAGTTTTTATTAAAAAAACATCTTCATCTTGAGATCCTATATCTACTGTAAGTGAGGCATTATTAATTTGGACATCTCTATCTTCTGCGTTAACAATTAAGTCTCCTTGAATAGTCCAATCGTTATCTAATTCATTATTAGTAACTGATGTATTTACATTAGTTATTCTACCACCTCCTTCAACTCCCCCTTTAACAGATCGTAGAGATTGAGCTCTTTTGCTAGGTTCTTCTATAACAGTAGTAGCTTGATTTAAAACTACTTGTGCTTTACTAAAGTACCTAGAATTTTCTTCTTTAATTTTCTTTTGAACACTGTCAGGGATAATATATGCCTGTAGTTTTATGCTAAAATTGGCTTTTACTATCCTACCATCTTCTACAGAAAGTTCATTTATATTATTAAATGAATCGATCTGGGCCATAAATTTAAAACGTTCGGGATCACCCCAATATGAGTCTGAAGCATAATTTACTGCTTCAATAACTTTATTAAGTTGAGATATATAATCTGTCCAAATAACCCCTTCATACGTTAATATAACATAATCAGGGACTACGTTAGCTAAAAATTCTTTTTGTGGAATTCTATTATTTAAAATACTAAAATTATCGTATTGGTTTCTTTTAGTATATTTTTCCTTAAAAGTTACATGTAACTTAGGATCATTAGCATCTAACTTATTTCCTAAATCACGGCGTTTTTCAAGGTTAGTTCTCCTAACCATAACTAAAGGTGTTTGGATTTTACCATTTTTATCTCTATAAAATCCATCTTTTTGAGCTAAATTCCATCTTTCACCAGATCCATATATAACGGGTACATCTATCATGTCACCGTTTGATATAACATTAGGCTTAATCACATTTTCAAAGTAATAAAATATAGCTTCGTCTATGGCCTCTAAGCCTAAGTTTAAATTAGCAGATTTACTTCCATTATTAGATATTTTATTTCCTCTGTTTAAACTGTCATCTGGGATTAAACCTTCACTAGGCATGTTAGGGAGTCCCCCTTGGTCAATTGAATTATTCTCAATATGGGCTTGAGATAATTGACGTTGTCTAGCTACTTTTGGTTTTTTAGTTATTCTATTATTAGCCATCTAAACTAGTTTTAACAGTGACTGCAGATACTCCAAATATTTTAGAACTTTGTTTTTTTAATTCTTTTTGTATATTTTCAGGTATAATATAACCTTGTAATTTTATTGTAAAATCGGCTTTAATTATTCTATTATCTTCTGGGTTTAATTCTATGATGTTAGAAAATTGATCAATCATAGCCATAAACTTAAAACGTTCAGGATCACCCCAATATGAATCAGAGGCATAATTGATTGCTTCAATAACTTTATTAAGGTTAGATACATAATTAGTCCATATAATACCTCTATAATTTAAATTAATATAATCAGGTACTACAGTAGCTGTATATTCTTTTTTAGGGACACGATTTGTAAGTAAGGCAAAATTATCATATTGGTTTCTTTTAGTATACTTTTCCTGATACATTACATGTAATTGCGGGTTATTAGCATCAAGCTTGTTTCCTAAGTCCCTGCGTTTTTCAATACTTTCTCGCTTTAGCATAATTAAAGGAGCTTGAATTTTACCATTTTTATCTCTATGAACGCCTTTTCTTTGAACCATTTTCCATCTTTCTCCTAAACCATACATCACAGGAATATCTGTTACGTTTTCATTTAAAGTAACATTAGGTTTAATAATTTTATTAAAGTAATAAAATATAGCTTCATCAATGCCTTCTAATCCCCAGTAAAAATCAGAGGTAGATTTATCATCATTATTAGAACTAAGTTCTTTACCCCTATTAACATGGGCTCTATTATCAGGGGCTAATCCAACTGCGGGCATATCAGGAAGACCCCCTTGATCTATAGAGTTAGCCTCAATATGAGCCTGTGAGAGCTCATATTGTCTTGCTACACGGGGTTTTTTCCTAATTCTATCCATTAGCTGTATAATTGATTTCTAGGATTAGCATTAGTTTTTTCCACTTTAACAGTAGTAGGATATATTCCCGATCTAAGGGGTACTGTTTTAAGTACTTCTATTCTTGATTTAGAACCTCTACAAATTAATGATAGTGATACACCAAAATCATCAGTATCTTCACTCATAGAATAATCAGGATTTTTACCTGTAAAAAATTGGTTTTCAATTATGCTATTAAATTCAAAATAATCATTATTATATAATACTATATCGCCTACCTCAGGGACTAAGTTTTTTTCTACTAAAGTTGCTCGTAAAAAAGAAAATGTCATTTGTTGAGTAATATCGGGCCCAAAATCAGTTTCACTCCAGTTTTGATCGTCTCTATTTATTAGGCAAGGAATTAACATAGGTTCATAATAAACCTTATTTTTTGATTCACCATAAACATTAGTTCTTGAATCTTCTAATACAAATTTATAAAAGCCTACCTCTGTCTGAATAATATCATTAATCAGTTCTTTATTCATTGTCCTAAACAATGATATATCTCTACTTCCTCCGAATAATGGCATTAGAGTCGAGTTAAGGATTCGGGTTTAAAAATTATTGCTTGTAACCCTTTAATCCTCATTTCAGGATCACCTTTATCACTACTTAACATAGTAGTTTTTAAAAATTCTAAATCTTGTTTTGGATCTTTTCCTGATGCAAATTTTAACGTAGCTGTTCTTACTGCTTTCCCATCTGTTCTTTTTCGGTTTTTTAGTTCTAATTCATCTGAAGTGTTAGCATTAATGATAGTAACTTTTCTAGTGGCCCTCATTCCATCTAATATATCAGTGAAGTTTGCATCCTTATCAGATACTATCACTACATCAACAGAATATAGTTGAATAACTTCGTTTAATATGTCTTTTAATTTAATCATTAGTAGATATATATTGGATAGGGTACTTTAGTAAAAGTATCTTGAGCATTTTGTGCTATTTGGGCGTCTCTTTCCATGTATTTAACTCTTGAAGATTCTTCAAGCATTGATTTAAGTTCGTCAATAAGAGCAGTTTTTTCAGAAGCTGCTTCACTTCTTAAATCTCCAGCATTAGTAGTTACTTCAGAACCAGGAATAGGAACTGTTGAATATTTACCTCTTACACTAGCTAACATCTCTTTAGCTAATGCTAACGTATAACGGAATACCCACTGCCTGCCCGGGGTATTAATAGTAGTATAACTTATATTAGTATATGGAACATTAGATACATTAGTAACTAAACCAGTATCAGTATTCCTAATAGGGTTATTTCTATCACTTTTAACTACATAGTCAAAATATAAAGTTTCGCTTCTTTTAGGTATAGGGAAGATTCTTAATTGGTCATTATTTAATAATTCAAAACTATATGCTGATTTTCTTATTTGATCATTAAATTCAATAGCTTGAACTTTTAATATATCATAATAAGTAGGCATTAACATAAAGTTTACGCCAGGTGAAAAATTACCAAAACCAAATGTTTCCATTAACGATTGTATACCTGTACCTGTACCTGCATATGGGTCAAAGTACCTTACAATTGCCGCAGGTGCATAATGGTAGATTTTTTTAATTTCTATATTATTGCCTGATTCACTAACATTAGTAAATAAATTATCTAAAGAATATTTTTGTTTACCTGCAGTTATATTAATACTACCAGTTTTATATGTTATATTTCCACCAGTACCTGCCTCTGTTCCATATTGTTCAGTAATAGCTACGGTGTTGCCTAAGTTAGGTTGTACATATTGATCGTTTAAATTACTACCTGTAGTAGATCCTTCAAAGGTTCCAATATTTTCTATAATTTTATATTGGTAGACATATTGGGCATATGTAGTTACAGCTTCCTCAAAAGCTGTAAAAAAGTTTACTGCTTGTAGTTCAATATCTACTATAGGATACCCTAATCTTTGAGCACACCAAGTTGCTACTTGATCAGCCGAAGAAGTAAAATCACTATCGGCGTCATAAAAACCAAAAGGGGTTGGATTTGTAGTATCATTAAATGAAGCGGAGCCGGGCCAAATAGAAATAGTTGCCATAAATATTAGTATTTGGTTATAAATATATTAAAAAATCACTTAATGGTAACCATTTAAAAGTTCTAATAAATCATCAATAGCTGCATGTCTGTGTGAATCTGTTAATACAGTTTTAAATACAAATTCTGAGTTAGCTAATTTTGCCATGTCATGGTAAGCAGAATGTTGTTTATCTCTTAAATCAATTTGATAAGAATCACCACAAAATACCATTTTACTATCTTTACCTAATCTACCTATACACATAGCTAATTGAGATTTAGTTAGATTTTGATATTCATCTACTATTACTACAGCGTTATCAAATGTTCTACCTCTAAAATGAGCAAGTGATACAAGTTCAATTTTTTCTTCTTTTTCCATTTTTTCTAAAATGTCAGGTTTATTATAAACTTTTCGCATATTAGAACGAATAGGTACTAACCACGGTTCCATTTTTTCACGTTCGGATCCCGGAAGAAATCCATTATCTTCAGTTGAAATAGTAGGCCTTGTAATAATAATTTTATTAAATTGTCGTTTAAATACTTGATCTAAAGCTACTTGTACAGCTAATAATGTTTTACCACTACCTGCTTTACCTACTACAAAATTAAAAGGGTGTTTTAAAATTTCAGTTTTAGCAGCTTTTTGTTCTTCTGATAAGGATATTGAAAACCTAATATTACCCTTAGGTGGGGTTTTTTCGATATTTTGTTTAGCCATTATGAATGGTTTAAAAACGTTTGTTGATTATAAATATAAAAAAGGGCCGCAAATTGCGGCCCTTTCCTATAGAATATTAATCAGCTCGATTAGACTAAGTTCAAATCGTGGCAGAATACCTTACCATAGAAGTCAGGTCTTACCATTTTCTTAGCGTAACGAGTCATGATACCCTTTCTTGGGGTGAACGATACAGGATCGTACACGAGGGGAGTCATGATTAATGGGATGTATGGAGCAAATACAGCACCTGTTTCGAGGAACTGGTTACCCTTATAGCCCATTAAGATTACGTTTTCAGTCATGTATGGGTTCTTGTAGACAGTGTAACGTGAGTTAATAGCACCAATCTTTTGAACACCCATTGCGTACTTGTTAGAATCACCGGGTGAGTCAGCAGCAAATCCAGGAATAGATTCTAAGACTGTGCTTACAGTTGGAGAAACAACGAGGAAGTTTGCACCGCCTCTAAGGGTCTTCTGGTGAATAGTGTTGCTAACAGACTGGAGTTTAACACCCAAAGTCTGGAACCAAGACATCTTAGTGTAGTACTGGTCACTAGTAGTAGTTTCAGCACCTGTGTCAAGAACTTCTTTACCAACCTTAGCACTCCAGTGGTTAGTAGTATCAGCGTTTCTAATCAACATGTCGAGTAATTCGAGGTCAATTTCCATTGAGATGTACTCAGAAAGGATAGACGTTAATTCCGCTTCAGCATCAATGCTATGGTAAGCATTCAAATCCTGAGCGAATTCTGGTGTCCACTGAGCCTTTAACTTACGAGTTTTCGCTGTAACAGTTGAACTGTTGAGTTTAACATCGATAGTTGGGATATCAAGAGCAGATACTGTGCTTGCTGCTGGAGCTGTTTCGTCTTGGAAATCACCTCTGTCGTTGAGGTTATCTGGACCTTTTTGGTATCTAATAACAAGATCAGCGTCTTTATCATCAAAATCTAAAGTACCATCACTGTTATCAACAAAGAAATCAATGTAAGTACCGTCAAAAGCAGTAAATTGGTTATAAACGGTTACGTTTGCAGTACCATTTAATACCTCAAATGCTCTAATACCCTCAGGATCAAAGTCAGTAAGAGAGTCTTTGTGAACTCTAATTTGGTCAATAGTAGTTAATGCAACAGAATTAATAAATTCAGTATCAAAGTTTACAGATGCTGAATCAGCAGCAGTTAATGGGGCAAAAGAAGCTGTACCTGCAGCAACAAGTGTGCCTACACCAGTAAGTGTATTGTCACCCGCAAGACCACCTGTAATTGCAAGGGCAGCAGAATCTACTTCGTTAATTGAGTAACCGAATCTACCTGCACCGTAAAGACCTTTACCTTGTCCTACCGATGGTAATTCTGTTTTAGTCTTGTCAGTAGACGCAGCTGAAAGGCTATCGTTTTCAGCAAATCCAGGCTGAGCTTGACCATATTGGAAATCTAGGTAGAAGATGAGACCTGAAGGTAAGTTCATTGGTTGAACAGACACGAGGTCCTTAGCAACGATTTCACCGAATACTCTTCTTACCAATGGGAGAGCAACGCCCGCCCATGCTTCACTTTGACCAGTAGTAATGCTAGTAACAGTACCAACCTGGTTAGCTTCGTTTACTAACTGTCTGGCTTGGTTCTCGAGGAGAACAGCCATGTTAGCTTTTTCGCTCTCGTGGGCATTAAGACCCTCTAAGAGACCGGACTTTTCCCACTTACCTGCCAACTTAACTGATTCAGCTTGTTGGTGTTGAAGTGGTGAAGCGCCCTCTAATAATGAGTTAACATTCATGTTTTCTAAAATTATTTGTTAATGTTTGCAAGTTTTTGGAATCTTGACACTGTCTCGTCAACGGATTCCGTTATAACATTTTTAGGAGCAGTTCCGACGGGCTTTGAAGCACGTGCTAAACCTTCCTTAATCGCTCTTTTTTCTACACCAGTAAAGTCAAATGATTCTTGAAGTGTTTCAAATACCAATTTAGCTTCACCTGCTGTAGATGCTTTGTCCAAGGCGTCAACCACCTTTACTTTCTGAGCTTCTGTTAGTGAGTTAGCTCTGAAGAGTTTGTTGCAGTAGAGGAGTTTGCTGTTGAGAAGGTTCATTTCAGAAATAGTAGACTTAAGAGAATCAACAGTTTCGAGAGCCTCATTAAGGTCTTCTTTCATCTTTTTATCCTCATCGTCTTTTTTTTCATCTTTTTTCTTACCTTCTTCTAGTTCAGATTCAATTTCAGAAACCAAAGAATCAATGTCGAAATCAACAGACTCTCTCTTAGTAGTAGTGATACCAGAATCAATGAATTTTTTACCTAATAGGTAATCAGTAACGGTTTTGCCTGCTTCTTTGGCTGCTTTTTTAATGGCATCCATAGCATCCTTTACATTTTCATCGACCGGCTCCGCTTCTTCTTCGAGTTGGTCTTCTCCCTCTTCTAACTCAGCTTCTTCTTTTTTCATGTCTCCATCTTCATCTTCATCGTATATAGACATTTCTTCAAGTTCAGCCATGAGTTCATCAAGGTTGATTTCTTCATCGAGGTCTTCTTCGAGTTCTTCTTCGAGCTCAACTTCCTCTTTTTTAACATCGTCGTCGTCGTCTTGCATCATGCGCTTTTTAGAACCGTACATTTCGTCGGTAGCTTCCGCTTCCTCCTCAATGTACTCTTCTTCGAGTTCGACGTCTTCTTCAAGCTCCTCTGCTAATTTAGCAGAAAGCATGTTTTTGATTTTAGAGTCGAATGCTTCTTCTAATGCCATTTTAGCATTTTCTAAAGCAACTTCTCTAACGGCTTTTGCGTCGGCAATAGCCTCTTTTAAAATTTCTTTAGCCATTTTGATTTAATTGTTTTTGGCCTCCAGTAAATAAAATACAGGAAATAGAGATTTTAGTATCTCTAATAGGGATTTGTTTGTAAAATCCAGGGACGTTATTTTAATATAACGTATGCTTCTAGAAATAAATATATAATAAGTTTGGAAGCACAAACTTTTTATCGTATCTTCGGAAAAAACAACTATATTATGTTAGTATTATCAGCAAAATTCTTATTAATCGGATTAATTGTGTCATTTGGATTAGAACACGCAATTCGCTGGACTGGACAAAGTGTTTCTTTCAGTGAAAGATTATCAATGATTGTATTTTGGCCAATAATGGCAGGTGTGTTTATTTTTAACTTTGTTAAAAGTTTTTTAAACGATTAACACTGACACATACCTGTGTTATTGCAGATAATATCGCGAATAACGTTATGTACTTTAGTATAATTTTTAACCTGGGTGTTTACTCCTTCATTCATGGGGGACATATAAGCACCAGGGGTTGATGGGGTTGATACCATATCAAAACAAAGAAGATCAAAATCTTCTTGAACCATTAATATTCCATCTGAATTTTCTTCTACTGAACCCATACCTCTAGAAGATATTCCTACTGTAACACCACAACGGAATAACTCTTTTAAAATATTCCCCGCGGGTGTTGTTAGTATTTCTATAACACCATGTACATCATTTCCTTTCATAGTAATTTCTACTATATTATGGGATACATTATTTAAATTAATAACGGAAGAATCTGGGTGGTCTAATTCACCTAAAGCTCTTTTTTCTTTAACAGGACCATCAATGTATTTTTTAATTTCTCTTTCAAGAATTTCTTGCTCATAGATTCTACCATTATGGTTTTTAACACCAGCTCTTTGGATAATACCACCTACTCTAAGTGGTTTATTCTCTTTAATAGATTGCTCAACTAAGAGTTTATCTACTTTAAATGGCATGTGTTCTATAAGTAATTGTTTCATCGTCCTTGTCCTCTATAGGTTTTTTTATAATTTTTTGAATTTTTATGGTTACTATGCTTAGTTTTAGCATGTACACCAGGACGGGACACTTTATGTCCATCATTAATAAATTCAAATGCGTTAATTTTTCTTGGCATAACTTTTATTTTTTTACGGGTATATATCCGAGGCGTTTAGCTTGTTCAAGGCCTCTATTTTTTGCTTTTTTTCCTTTTTTTCTAAAAGCCATAGGAGTAGCATAAGCTTCACTGGAGCCAACTGTAATAGAAGTACCAGTACCAACTACATTGGCTTCTTCTAACTCTGTTTTAATCAATTCGCGGATTAAAGATCTGAGTTGGTCTGCATTCATGATTAGATAGATTTTAATTCATTAACCAATTCGTAATAATTCATAAGGTTAATGACATTATCATCATGAACAGAAGATTTTTTACATAATGGTTTGATTAAATTCTTAACTTCGTTTAGTTTAATTTGAGTAACTTGATCAACATTTTTAGTTAATGTTTCAAGTTCAGCTTTTACAGCTACAATTTCTTCGTTAATAAAAGCTTTTAACTTAGGGCTATTTGAAATATTATAAACATAAGCCTCTAAAAGTCTTTTTTGGTTACTAGCTAGCTCAGAATATTTTTCATTAAACTTTTCCATTAACATTTTATATGTTAGTGCTCTAGTTTCTTTATCAAATTTTTCATACTCCTCCATAACCATATCTTTTTTGGGTTTATTAGGAAGATTTTGTTGGGTAATATGTTCTAAAATAATAACTTTAGAATTTACTATAGACATAGGATTAGCGCTTTTATTTTCTAATAAATTAAATACACTAGCGTATATTTTATAGTTAGGAATTTTAGCTTTAAAAAAATCTTCTATGTTATAAGTATCTTTTATTTCTTTAACAAGATTATATCTTTCTCTTCTTAATACAGACTTATTTAATTTAGAATGTGCACCGGTTAAGGTTTCAATAAGAACATTAGCACTAGCTTCTTTATTAAATTTTTTATTAAGTAAAGCATGGTATATCTGGTACTCTTTTAAAAGAGCAGTATTTTTACCAAAAAATTTTCTTAAAATACCTACAGCCTTTGGTGGAGTATTTGAAATAGTCTCAGACGTAATTTGTCTAGTCAACAATTCAAAAAGAATTCCAGTATTTTTGTACTTGGAGTGCTTAGGTTTCATGCATGAATGGATTTATTCCTATATAAATATGTAGGAGTTCTTAAGGCTTACTCTTTTATTATGTTTTCTTCGTCTAATAAAGATGTTTTATTATCTTCTGTTAAAACTTGTTTACCACCTAATCTATTTAAAGAGAGTTTTTTAAGTATTCTATTATTTTCTTCTAGGGCAAATGTAGAAACGTCATTAGCTCTATTTGGGGTATCATCAGCTGTTAGGCCTGCTTTCCCTAAAGGATCTCTACCCATATTAGCCTGATCAGTGCCATAACGGCTAAGTTTTTGTTTAGGGCGACCTGGTTCATTTTCATCATACCCATCGGGAATATCTTTAATGCCCTTATCTCTTTTAGTAGCATACATGCCTGCTAAATCGTGGGGTGTACCATATGATTCACCAGATTCAATAGGATCATTACCTTCATTTTCTATTTGGTTTAATCTAAAAATATGAGCTGCATCATCTAAAGATTTATTTCTTTCGTAATCAATCTCTTGTTCTGAGAGATTAAATATATTTTTATAAACAAAATCACTAGATAATATCTTTTTATCCGAAATTGAGTTAGCTAATTCTACCTTAGACTTATATAGTTCAGTTTTTTCTTGTTCAAATACAATTGAGGGACCTGTTAATTCTAATTCAAAGTCTACTAAATCTGATTCAGTAAATCCTTGAGTATATAAATGTACAAGTGCAATTTTATGAAGTTCAGATACAATAGTTCTTTGCAAGCGTTCAATTGTACGCGCAAAACGAATATCCATAGCAGCTAATGTTGATTTACCTTCTAAATTTTCATCGTATCCTAGGAATGCTTTAGGGATTTTAAGGGCGGCTAACATCCGGTTTTTTAGATATTCAATGTCAGTCGTGCCATCATAATCAAGACCTTTTGTTGTTTCAATCTTAGTTGATGAATCATTACCCCTAACTGGGATATAAAAATCTTCAGTCATGTTTTGAACATTGAACTTTAAGTTATAATCACCAGTTTCTTGATCCACATATGGGGTTTTTTTCATACTGCGGACGGTTTTTTCCATAAAACTATCTATTTCATTAGGTGGAATACCTCCTACATTCATATAAAAAATTCTTTTTTCAGGTGCACGCATAATTCTATGAATAAGCATCGCATCTTCCATTAGAATAAGTTGTTTAAACACTTTACGGGCAGGTTCTAAATAAGAACGACCATATGGGAGATATGCAGCATCTGAAAGTAGTCTAAAGTGAGCAACTTCATAATTTTCTAGCTTCATTTGGTCACTCCTTCTAGCACTATAAGTATTAGATTGTGATAATCCATTAGGATCTAATATAAACTGCACATAGCTAGGGTTTTCTGGATCCATACCTTCTTCTCTAACTACTTGATATACAGAAAGTGGTAGTGCATTATAAATGCCAAATTTTTCAGAAATTTGTAAATGGAGATAAAAATCTCCATATTTGCACATTTGGCGAACCCATGAAGGTAAATTAAACTCAATGTTTAATACATCATAAAATAAGTTATGAAGGACTCGTTTAACATTTTCATTTGATGATTTGATAGTTAATACATCCCCATATTCATTTTTAAGAGTTGATTCCTCTGAGATAATATCTAGTGCGGGTGCAATAAGTGAATCATAATCCATAGCCTCATAATCGCTATAAAGCTGGAGGCGCATAGATGAATAGTTAAGTGTTGGGTTATACTGTAGAGAAGAACCTACTGGTCTATGTAATCTTGTAAATCTATCATATAGTGAATTAGATTCTAAGTTACCGTATTTTTGAATACGGTCAACATCCATCACTTTTAATTGTTTTCCTCCTACGTTTCTTATAATAACGTCATTAGAAAATAATCGCCTTAATCGTGTAAATAAGCTAGTATCCGCCATATTTATTGTTTATTGTGTGTGTATAAATATTCAACCTAGAAGCCAAGACAAATCCTCATCTTTTCCATTTAATTTCATTTTATAGGCTTGTTTAGGATCATTTATTTGTGAAGTACTAAAGAAGGGATTATAATTTGCTTTCGTTGTATTTTCAAGCATAGCCCTAGTTAAGTCAACTCCATGCTGAGCAAATTTTAATGCAGTATCTCGCACGTAACATGCGGTAGCTATGGACATAATTAGGTCATCATTGTACCCAGTTTGGGCTTCTGGTCGCCCATTTTTCCAAACAAAAGTTCTTAATTCATCTAACGTACGTCTTGATTGGATTTGTATACTTTGTTCTTTAACATACGCATCTAGTTTTGCAATAGTTAATGGTCTAGTACGTAAAGACATTGTAAATCCGGGTACCATTTTAGATTTATCAACTAAGTCATATCCTTTAGCAATGTATGCTTCAGCATCGCGAGTAAATTTTTCATCTTTAGGACTGTAATATAGGTTTTCATAACCCATATCGATTACCTCTTGTATAGCAGCCCAACCAATATTTGCGTTTTCAATTACAAGTAGTGCCTTATTGTATTCTGTTGCTATATTAAATAATATTCGGCCAAAATCTTTTGTTGGGACTTGGTCTTTGAATTCAGCTACTTGTGTACAGTTTTCAATATCTATAATATGGAACGCTGAATAGTCTTTAGAATCACCCCTTGCTACGTCAGCTACAACCATATATTGTCTTGTATAATCTGGGTATTCCCAAACCCATAAACTACTATTCATACCTCTTTTTTCTAATGGGTCTTTAATCATTGTAGCTTCAATATGGTTTAGTACTTCAGGTGGGAATACAGTATCACCTGAGGTTGTAAAGTCACAGTCACACTCTTGTGCTGCCATTCTGTCCCCTAACTCATCATCCTGTTTGTCTCGCCATTCTTGACTTCGTTCCGGGTGTACAGTCCATGGTAATCTAATAGGTGTGAATCCACTAGTACCATCTTGTGCTTTAGCCCACATTCTATGGAACCAGTTACCAGTACCATTTGGTGTAGATAATACAATTGCTCTACCACCAGTTGCAAGTGTTTGTTGTGCTGAGCCCCAAATCTCTTCAATTCTATTTTCTTCAATAAACGCTGCCTCATCAATTACTAGAAGTGAAATGGCTTCTGATCTACCAGCATCGCCTGCTGCGGATACTGCTTTAATTTGGGATCCATTTTTAAGTCGCAGTGATAGTCGGTTATTTTCTACCGTTGGTAATTTTAACCAACTAGGTAACTGATCGTACATAAATCGTACTTTTGTTACTAGGTTTTTAGCAGTTTCTTGTTTTGTTGCTATTACAAGGATGTTTTTATCCTTTTGAAACAACATCATGTGTAAAGCTATACCTGCTGAGAGTGTCGAAATACCAAGCTGTCTTGATTTTAGGATTACTGACTTATCGTGTTTATTTAGTAGTCCTAATACTTTTTCTTGGAATGGGTATAGGTTAAACTGTGTTCTACCTCTTGTTGGGTGCTGGATCCAACAATATTTTTTCATGAAATATGTAGGAGACTGAGCACTTTTAATAAACTCTTTTTTGATTATGTCTTTAATATCAGCCATAGTGTTTAAAATTCCATTTAGATTTTTTATAAAGTCCATTTAAACTATTACTAATAATAGAGGGACTTATGTTATTATCTTGTGCTGCTTCTGTGCAACTATTATAGATTTTTCCAGTATTAAGGTCTATGATTCTTTTTTTGTAACTATCCCCTAAATTAGGGTTATTAGCTTTAGCTTGGGCTACTTTTTTTCCAAATCCTTTAGGTTTAGGTTTACCCTTAGCTAATTCGCTTTTAAGTTTTTTGGATTCATTACTATGATGCCATCCACCTTTCTTTGGAATTCCTTTTTGACTTTTAGAAATTTTAGCTATAGTTTCTTTAGACCTAGGACCACCACTACCTATATCATATAGTTCACAATTTAATCCCTTTTCTACACTATTAAATAATTTTTTGTAAAAAATTTCTCTTTCTAAAAGAAAGTTTGTAGGACACTCTTCTAATATTTCAAAAATATGCTTATCAGGCCCATATTTTTTTAATGAATTGTAAAGTTTAGGCTGGCTTTTACACCTTAAATTTTTATATTCTTTAAATCTCCTTGCTATATCTATAGTTTGACCTATATATATTCTTCCACTAGGAGAAATTATTTTATATATCCCTTGTTTTATAATTGCTTTAATGTCTGCCATCGTATATACGTAGCTAAAAAGAAAGGGGACCGAAGTCCCCTTAAATTTTATATTTAGTTAAGTTAGCCTTTTAGGTTAGCTAATTTTTGCATACGCTTAACTGATTCATTAAGTGCAAAGTTATCTTCTTCTAATTCAACTTCATCAATAGCTGCGTCTATAGCATCTTCTTCTACTGCGTCTTCAGCTACGGGCAAGTCTTCATCAACTACTTCTTTTTTTTCGACTTTACCTTCTAATTTAGCTCTTTCTTTTTCAAGCTTACCTTTAGCTTTTTCAAGTTCTTTAAGTTGCTTACGAACTTCTTTAACAGCGTTTTTATCCATCATGTCTCTAAACTCGTTATCTTCGTCAATACGAGTTAAACGACCTTCTGTTTCTTCAATCATTTCGGCAATAGCAGCTAATTTAGTTTCAAGCGCTGCAACGCGTCCTTGATTTTCAATTTCTTTCATCTTTTTAGCTAATGGATTTTTAGCTTCTTTGATTTGCTGTTTAATGTACTTTTCTAAGTTTGTCATGGTTGCTTTAGTTTCTGCTAGTGGGTCACTTAAATCTAAATCATCAAAATCCCCGAAGTCCATCATTGTAGGATCATCTGACATATCAAATTCAGCATCTCTGCGTTTTCTACCTCTGGTTTCAGGGGCATCAGGATCGCGAGCTGGTTCTTGTGCTTTTTTAAGTTGTGAGGTTAATGTAATTAAGCCCTTCATTTCAAGCGCTTTTAAAAATTTATTTGCTTGAGCGGGGCTGTTATATGAGGTAACAGCAATTACGTCTTTAGAAGTAAATCCTTCTGGGTTGAGCATTGCTGTTGCTAACGATTTCATTTCTTCAGGTGTAAAACGCTTTTTAGGGCGCTTTTGTCCTGGTGATTTGAATGTTTTAAGTCTGTTATTTACGCGTTGCATAAATTGGAGGACTTGCTTCATATCAGCATCCTGGCTGAGTTTGAATTTATTTGAGGTGCGGGGCATCTCAGATAATTCTTCCTCTTCAACATATGAAGGATCAGCACCAAATATAGGATCTGGTGACATATCTTCGATACCTGGAGGTGTAATGTCGTCTTCTTCAGGACGAGAATCTGCTGCTAAATCTTCAGGAGACATGTTTTCGTTTAGCTCCTTAATAGCGGCTTCAATTTCTTCAAATATAATTTGCTTGATATCAGCTTTATTCATTTTGCAAAAGTATTGTTGTTAACAATAATAAATATACAAAAATCAGTCAGGCAGCGTATAATCTAAAGCTTGTATTAAAAATATAGTACCTAACACACCAGCTGTAACTCCTACTGAGGGTTTATTATACCACTTATCAGTTTCATTTATGTAATCTAAATGAAGTTGAATCTGGTCGTTTAGTAAAGATATTTCTTGATCTTTAAATTTTATAATTAAACTGTCTTGTTCAGCGAGGAGTTCATATAGTTTAATAGTTCGCTCAAGTTCAGTAATTAATATTGCTTTAGCTGAGTCTTGGATTTCAAGGGTATCTAGAGCCAAGAAGAACTCTTCAAGTTCCGTAGCGGGAATTCGAAGAGTATCTTGTGAATAACATATGTTAGATAACCCTAAGAGTAAAGTTACTAATATATTTTTCATTATTTCTTTTTTGGTCTACCTGGCTTGCGGTATTTTTGTTCAAAACTTTTTGCAGTCTTTTTAGCACTACTTGTATTTTTAACTTGCTTTTTAGCAGTAGTTACTTTTTTCTTTTGAGTAGTAATTGCCTTTTTAGTCTCAGCTTTTTGTTGCTGAACTTGTTTAGTTTTAGCTTGTACCTGCTTGACCTGTTTTTGGTTTTCTTTAACATTTTTTTCGTGGGCTTTTTTCTTTTGAGTGGAAGCTATCGCAGCAGCACCACCAATAGCTGCAAATAGTCCCACTATCCATTTCCATAATTTCATATTAAAATTGTATTATATTCATCATCTGATTGATTCGCTCATTGGTAGTTCCTTTGAGTTCAAAATAAATCGGACGATATTTGTTTAAAAGTTTTTTAATTTCATTGTCAATTTCTGCTCTATACGTAGTATCTGTTTCTCGAACCCCATTATCTTCGACATCCATTCCCTCAGGAGAGATATAAAATATATAATCATATTGTCTAACAAACCGCGAAGCATAATCAGCAAAAGCATCACCGTCAATATAGCTTACTTTTTTAGCACAATTAGTAAATGCCATAACATCAATAACAGTACGATCAGTAATTAAACAGTCTTGCATTAATTCTGTTACACGCTCTGCTAAAAATATAGTTTGGCCTTCAATAGTTGTAGCATGATTTAAGGGAATACCTAGTGAATTAAGATATTGACTACGTTCAGTAGTACAAGTATATCCTTTAAATTGTTCTATCTCAGATAGAGCTTTAACTAATGTTGTTTTACCAACACTCATAGTTCCTGTAAGTCCAATTTTCATTATCCTGCTGTTCTTGATTTAAATCTTGGGTCTTTATACCATGGCAAACCCTTACCGTCACGTTTTCTTTCTTTCCATTCTTCTTCTGAATACTGGATGCCATAAATATAATACTCTCTTTTGCGTTTATCACCCTCTGGTATAAGAGCTGGTCCTTCCCAGTTATGGAGTTTACTATCCCAAATGTATGCTATAGTACCATCAGGTGATTTCATTTTTCTTGACTTAGGAAAATCTTCTTTTCCCATAATTTCATTTTGTCTTCGGATGTGATCGTTAATTTCTTCTTGATTCATAATGATTTCCAATATTCGTTTTTTTCTGAGGGCATTGTTAGTCCACCAATATAAGTAGCATCTGCTAAGTGATCAAATTTAGTTTGTTCTTCTAAAATAGTATCAGCAACATAAGTTCCTTGAGCACCACTTACTGTAATGCCTCTAGCTGAAAGAGCATCACCTACAAAGTGAACATTTGGTATTTCTTGAAGGGATAAATCATCATAATTTACAAGTGGTTCTGGTGCAAGGTATTTAACTTCTGGCATATAAATACCCCAATCGTTACCTAATGTTGGGAATACTTTTTGCATATCTTCAATAAAATCAACAATATAAGTTGCATTATCACCAATAGCATCGTATAAGATATCCATACTATCTACAACTTCTGTCTTGACATAATCGCCTTCACTTGTTTTAGATGGTACTCGCTTACTAGGTGAATAATAAGTACCAGTACCATTGATTTGAAGTTTTTTAACTGCTTCACGTGACCAATCAAATGGCTTATCAATACCTCTAATTTCCATTAGGATACCAAAGTTAGTCATATCGTTACGATATGCTTCATCTTTTTTAGCATGGCCATTATAACTGTGATCACCATATGTTTCTTCAACAGCGACAAACGCTGCATTGTTGTTTGTACAGAATGATCTGAGGGAAACACCTTTGTCTTCAAATTTACGATATAGCTTAAAGTCATAGCTAATATCAATCAATTTTTGGAAATGTTTTTGGGGAGCTTCAAAACGCACACCAATTTGTACAGGCTTAGCTTCAGTAGGTTGGTCATTTGATTCAATAAGATGCTTACCAAAATCAATACCAGACTTACCAACAGCAAAAATCAAACGATCATACATTTCAATACTACTTGCAGGGCGTGGATTGTCTACATTATTGTAGTAAGCTCTGTTTTTGTCAAATTCGATTTTATTAACTTTATTATTCCAAATAAACTTAACGCCTTTAGAACGAAGGTATTCATACCAATTTTTACCAATCTCGTGTAGGTAATCTGTTCCAATGTGCCATACAGGGAATAGTCGCAAACCAAAATAAGGTTTAATAAACTCTGGCTCTTCTACAGGATGTGAACACTGAATAACTTCAGGTTTGGGGTGGAATCTTCTAAAATTAGAAATTACTTCATCCATTAACTCCATTGCACGCTCATCACCACAATACTTTGACATGTGGCCACCAATAGATGTATGGTAAGTAAGTTTACCATCTGACCATCCACCAGCACCCATAAAGCCTGTCATGACTTCTTCTGGTTTACGCTTATATGGGTCATTACCCATATCAATAATGGTAATTTTTTCACCAATATAACCATTATCTACTAATTTTGTTGCAGCATTTACGCCCGCTACACCGGCTCCGATTATTAATACTTTTTCCATTGCTTAATCTTAACTATTAAATATACAAAAAAGAAGCTGAAACCCCAAATATGAGGTCACAGCTCTCTAAATTTTTTTAATCGACTGGCTATGAATCAGTCTATACGTTATTACATATGTTATTCTTGTTGATACTTAAAATTGTCTTCAAAATCTCTCATAAGCATATTACCTTCTAGATATGCTTCCATTTCCATTTTTCTTAAATGGTCATCATTTTGAGCATATTGGGGATCACTAGAATCTCCTAAATTTAAATCGCCACGTTCATTTTGTACATGGTGAATTAATTCGTGAGCAAATGATCTAAGTATATCTTTAGGGTGGCGATTTGATGTATAAAGAACAATAGTTAAATCGTTAGGATCATAATATGCAGTACGGCCTAAAGTCATTGCTCCATTTTCAGCATCTTTACGTAGTACTACTTTAGGAGTAGTACGGATATTAAATTTTTTAACACCATCTTTATAGATACCTGTTAGGGCTTGTTGGAATTCAGGATTATTATTCATCTCCTTCAGGTTCGTCTACGGGTTCATCTGCGGGTTCGTCAGTAGCGAAGTCGGGTTCAGCAGATGAGGTATCAGTTTCTTCTTCCTCCTCATCTGATTTAATGCTACCTTGTTGCATTAGCTTTTTAAGCTCATATTTTGCACCATTAATATCATCGTCTCTATCTAAATCAAATAAAATACGATTAATGTCAGCTTGCATGTATTCTCCGTTATCGATCAAGTTAAATGCCTGACCATTATCAAGAAAACACTTAAAAATTGGTTTAGGTGCTTTAATGATTTTAACGTCAACTACAGCAGATGGGGGGATACCTAAGGTACCTGGGCCTAAAGCATCATGTGCCCCAGGGGATAATTGACGTAATTGATACTCTCTTTCCTCTTTAAGGATTTGACGTATTTTGCGTCTTAGTTTTTGTTCGGTTAAATTATTCATCGTTCATTTTAGATCTTTGATAATCTAAGTAATGGAAAACTGAGGACATATAGTCAGATGCTTTAGTTAATTTAGCTTGTACCCATGATTCTAATTGTGATTCATCTTCAATCATATCACAAAGAGCAACAGCATATTTCTTCATTTTAAGCATTTGGCTTTTAGCCATTCCACCTTCATAATCCATACCATCATCACCTAAGTAATCAGGTGCATCTGGTTCTGGTAGTGCCATTGGCTTATCCATAGGAATATCAGCTTCGGCCATTTCAGTATAGCCCATGTAACCACTTTTTTTCTTTTTAGCTTCTTTAAATACAATTTTAGTACCATCAACTGTAACTTCACCTTTATTGTGAAGTTTTGCCATTAATTCTTTAGTAAACTTAATTGTATCTTCTTTAGACTTACCCTCTTTCATATGTTTTTGGATAAGGTGCTTCAAATCAATTTTAAATTCAGTATCAGGATCTATCCTAATATCGTCATTATCTTTATCTTTAGGAGCTTTATAGTTAAATTCTTCTTTATCTTTTTTCATACCTTCATTAGTTGAGTTTTTATCGCGGATTTCCTTAATTTTATCTTCAATAATTTTTATATTCTTTTGATTCATACTTGATTTAGCAAGAATACCAAAAAACTTTTTTTCCTCATCACTACCTTTTGCAAAAGGAACTATTGGATTTTTTTCGTCTTTTATTTTATCTAAAATCTCTTTTACAAACTCTCTATCTTTCATATTTTCAATTCCTAAGTCGTCAAAGGAATCAACTATGCTTCTAACTATTGATGTAAGGGTTACGCTGCCACTAGCTGCTTTGCTTAAAAAGTTATCTAGGTTTTTTAATCCTTTCCCAATAGTATCAACAGCATCTTCTTTAACTTGTTCTTTACCAGTATCTAAAAAAATCAAACGAGCTGTAATTTGATCTTTAATTTGATCTTTTTCCTCTTCTGTTTGGGCTTGTTCATATTTAGCTTGTAGAGCTTGGATTTCAGAATCACTAGTATTGATTTTTCCTAGTGCAAAAAGTCCAGCAAGAACAGCTGCACCACCTAATAATTTAGACAAAATTCCTTCTTCAAGGGTTTCTTTTTTAATAGTTTTTTTAGATTTCATAATAGCTTTAGCTACTGCTTTTCTTTTATTAGCTAAATACTTATCAGTACTATCTACATCACCATCATTATCTATATCACCATCTTCTTTCCCTACAGGATCAAGTTTTTCATCAACAGAATCTACTAATTTAACCATAACCCCTTTTTTAGCTAAAGCTTCTGCCTTAGCAGGATCGTCAGTGACTACCATATTTTCGTCTAAAAAGCTCATATTATTTTTTCTTTTTAAAGCTAACTTTAGCTTTTTTAGTGTTTCTAACAAATTGTTTACCCTTTTTACTACCTCTAACTTTTTTTCTAGCTGTAGCTCTACGTTGGGCTTTAGTAAGTGAATTAGCTTTAGCACGAGGTAAACAACGTTGTGTTGCTTTACCTTTAGGCATTGTACCACACTTACCAGCAATATTTCCTTGGGTATCAATACGAACCCAATCTTCTTTTTTAAACCAATTTTTTAAACTTTCGTCTATACTACCTTCAGAAACATTGTATTCTGCTAATATAGCAAAATAGGGATCATTAAATAATTCTTCTAAGTGGTTTAATACTTGTGGTTTTAATTGATTATATAAAGATTCGTTTTTACGTCTTTTTTTTCTATAAGATTTTTTTCTTTTACCACCTGCTCCTTTCATTTGTCCTTTACATACTTTTACAGCACGTCCAGATAAGTAAGCAGAAGATTTTTCTCCCGCCCTTTTACGAGCAGCTATATAAGCTTTACCTCGCTTACATAGTTCTTCATATACTAAATCTTCAATTAGTTCGTTTATAGTATGGTTTATTTCACTATCTCCACACCCACACCCACAACCATCTTCGGCTACTTTTTTAGCACGTTTAGTAGCAGTAGCATACATAACGGCCTCAGCATCTTTACCGTAACGTTTTTTAAAGTCAGCTTTAGCCCCCTTTAAATCTTTAACTATACGCTCTTTGGCTTTAGCCTCAGGTTTTGTTAGTTTGCGTTCTTGCATGTTTATAGATACTAATTATTAATGGACCGTCTCCTTTTATAAGACGATGCCATTGATGTCTCTTAATAAATATAGGCTTATTTAAAGGAACCGGCAATTGATCTTCAAATTGAAATTGCCAATTAGTTTTATCAAGAACTGTAATAATTCTATCTTCATCATCCATATGCCACTTTAAAGTTTCTGGCTTAGTTGAAGCAGAAAACAGACGACTTGTTGTGCCGTCTGCCTCTATTATATCAGTATAAGGCTTACCAGAAAGTTGAGGCAGGTGTTGCAAGGCCCAACTGCTTATGGTATCTAGGAAGGTTACAACTCCAGTAACTAGCTTTAGTCCTGTCTTTTTTATTTTTACAATCATGTCTTGCTGCAAATGCCTGTGAGGCTTTTTTATTTCCTAATTTTGCTCTTAATCCACCTGAACCAAAAGTAACTTTTTTAATTTTTTTAGTTTTAGGGTTTCTAACATAAACAAAATATGCTTTAGGGCCCCCTCGTTTTGGTTTATTTAGTGGTGGGTTTTTCTTTTTCTTTTTAGTAGCTTCCATAATATAGGGTAAATCAAGAGGTACTAATTTACCTTCATACATCCCCTGACGACCTGCATCTGTAGACATGAAATATTCATCAGCTTCAGATAGGGTTATTTTATTTGCTTCCCATAGTTTTCTAGTTTCTGCAAATAATTTAACATGAGCGTTAGAACTGATTCTAAATACGGATTCACCTAATGGGATTTTATTATTTAAGTGATATTGTAAATTTTCGGATACTTTAACACCCTCGTTAAGTTTAGTATCTTCGCAATTACCACAACCACAATCGCAATCAGGTTTGCCAAATAAAAGTTCTTTAAGTTTGATCATCTGTTTTATTGTTTTTATAATCGTCGACTTGTTTTCTAAAATCTTTAAAGTTAGTTTTTATTTGGCCAAGAAATTCGGTTTTATCAATTCCCCCCTTCCAACGTTCAACTTCACCCCTTTCAGAAACATATTGGGTATTAGATTCATTAATTGCTTCTAATAAATATTGTTCAAGATCATCTAAATAAGCTTCAGCATTACCTGCTATTATATTACGTTCATATTCTTCATATTTACCTTCTAGCTTAAGTTTAGCCTCCATATCAATTACGCAATCAAAACATTTTTTATGTATTTTATACATTTTAACATCATTGCGTTTTTTCATTAAAGTACCACAACAGGGGCAAAATAGTGGTAAGATAGCTTCTTTTTTTACTTTATCTAATTTAGTATAGGTTTGTTTTATACCATCTTTAATAATCCACTTTTTACCACCTTCTTCCCAAATATCACCTTCTTTATGATCTTCTATTTTAGTTTTATAACCAACTTGTAACTCTGCAGATTCATTTGTGTTACCTTTAATAAGGTTACGCATACGCTCTACATCTTTTCTTTTAAATTCTTTATTTAACATAACTTTTATTTAATTAATACCTTTTCCTATACGAGATTCTCTATCTTTAAAATTTTGGTCCTCTATAGTGGCTTTATTTTTAGTAGGATCTAAAGTAATTTCAACGTTTCCCACCCTTTTTATAATATATTCTTTATAAGCTTTTAAAGCCTCATCATCAATAATACCTTTAGAACTTCCATCACCTTGGGGTAAGTAAACAGGATCTTTATATATAGATCGTGTATCACTTTTACTTAGGTTTTGATATTTTGAGGAGAAAACTTTTTTTAACATATTAAAAGTAAGATCTTTTACCTTAACTTTAGTTCCTGTAATTTCGTTTAATATATCTTTTAATTTCATTATTTCTGGAAATCTGAGGATACACCTCCGGTTATAAATTTACCTGTAATTTTAAATGGACGTGGGGAAATTTTCTCGTCTCTAATAACTACACCCTCATGATCATTAACTGAACCCATAGGCGAATCAAGTACATCTAATATTGCGTCACCTAATTTTTCAGTTGCGAGATATGTAGTAGCTCCTTGGATAGCTTTATTAACTTCTTGTTCATCACTAAATAGTGAATCTACATTTTCACCACCAAATACAGCAAAGTATACTTGTTTACTTAGGGCACCTACGTCTTTAATAGAGTCGGTTTCTTCAATGTTTATTTTTAGGCGATCTGTTTTGGGGATATTAGTAACACCATTTAACCATTGAGCTAATGTTTTAGTTTGATCACCTTCAGCTGTATCAATAGTGTATCTAGTATTTAGTGCAGATTTAAAATCAGGGTCTTTAGTAAATGTTGTAGGTACTGAACCGTATATTTCGAATCCTTTCTTTTTAGCAAATGGCTCTAACTTTTTAAGTAACTCGTCCATATCACTTTGTGCAAATAGTTTTTCAGATGTTATTCTTTTAGTTAACATTTTACGAGCACCTTGTACTTCTTTAGTTTCTACTTTTAAAAGGCCATGGATTGCTAAGAAATTTTTACCATAGTCTTGAACATTAGATTTACCACTAACGTATTCCATATTAAACATAATATTAGGATCATCAATTAATCCTAATGCATTTAATTCTTCTTGGATTGAAGGTAAAGCTGCATTAAATATGTCTAATACGTCACCACCAGATTTAATCATACCGTGACCAGCACCAAATCTATCTTCTAAGTCAGCTTTAGTAACGCCACGTAAATCAAGTGCCTTTTTTGAGCCGCGATCCATGGCGAACTCACGTTTACCGTCGAAATTTACCAATCTAATTGACGCATTTACGCCATCTATCTTGACGCTACCGGGTGTTTTTTTCAAACTATCGGCAGCTTGTTCAAACGATTTAATTAAATCTTTACCTGTTTTAACGTTTGGTAAATCAAATGGGTGAGCCATGTGTCCAGCTGCACCTCCTTCGCTTAATATTTCTTCAGTGATTACATCTAACCACCATTCTTTAGAAAATAATCCTTCTTTTCTCATCCTTTGTGTTTTTCTTTTTGATGCATCCTTACGCTTAGTAATATAATCTAACCCAGATTTTAAGCGTTTTTTAACAGCTGGGTCTTTAGCTCTACTATATGCTGCTCTTACACGTTGGTGAATTAAGTTAATAATTTGTGATTGACGTGCGTGAGATTTAGCCTTAAATGATTTTTTAGATAAAGTATCAACTATATCTTGCCTAGTGCTAAATTTAACTTTTACAGTATCTTTAGGATTTTCATCGGTATATAAACGACGCCCTGATCCTTTAGGCTTTTTACCTGTACCTATTTTAGGGTCTCCTTCTTTTACAGGTTCATAAGCTGAACCATAGGGAGCAGATTTACCCTTATGCTTCTTTTGAGCTTTAGGATCTATATTTTCTTTATGGGTTGTAGTTTTTAAGGTTTTAGCTAACGTTAATGCTTTATAATATTTTTGATTTTTAGCACTTCTCTTTTCCATTTTTTTAAGGCGAGATAATTCTTTATTAATTAAAGAAAGAGGTATTTTTTCACCTTTAGGAATTTTTAAACGTTTTCTGACAGTACCCTGTTTTAAGTTGCCCGCTTTTTTACCTTTAGCAGCCATTTTTTCATAGGTATCTCCTTCATCTACTGCATCATCTTCTAAATATCCTAATTTTTTAGCCTTTTTAGGATCATTTGTAAATGTATCACTTGCCCTATATCTAGTTTGTTGAACTTGATTTGCTTTATACGGTGGATAGTTTTCGTCTAATTGGGCATCGGGTAAATTTTCACGTGCCCAATTAGACCACGCAGTCCTAACTTGTTCTATTTCTTGGGGGTTATTAAAGCTATCTATATAGTCATCAAAAAATTCATTAAAAGTATCTTTAAGTGACATTTTTTTAACTTTAGCGCGTTTGTATAACCCTCTAACAAACGCTGGAATTTCATGTGATAATTGAAGATACTTGTGAAATGGGATAGAACCTTTGTATTCTTCAAAACCACCTTTAAGTTCAAACCCAAATTGAGTTATATGTTCAATTTCATGGCGTAAAGTTTCTTTTAATTCTGCATTAAGACTATTAAATTCATCAGGGAATGAATTAGGGTTATAGGTTATTTCAATTTCGATGTTTTCGTCATCTGCAGAAGCATCAAAACTAAATCCTGGTATACTGTCGGATGGTATAAATTTAAGGTCGATTTCATATTCTAATACAACTTCACCCCCTTCAATATACCCTTCTATACCCCCGGTTTCGTAGGGTTTTCCGATATTGTCTTTAAAAAGTTCAAGTATTTCCCTAGATAAGAATTGTACTTCACTTTCGATTGTTCCTCTTTGGATTCCGAGTTTTTCATATAACTTTCTTCTTAACCCTTTTGTTAATTTAGTAGGGATTTGGGTCATTTGATCCCCTTGTTTAGAAAGGAATTGGCGAAGTTTTTGCATATTTTTATTATGTTTAGCCATTTCTTCTCTATTCATAGTACCACCCATTATTTCATCTACTTCAGTAGGTAGGGTAGTATCTAAAAGTTTAGTCCAAATTTCTTCTTTAATTTCTTCAGGTAAGAACTCTGGGATATATTTAAAAAATTCAATCTTACTATTAGATTTAACTATCTCACGCATGCGAGTACCTGAAATACCACCAGCTTGAGGTGGTACTAATTCTATTTCTGCCTTAATGTTGCGTGGTTCTGCAAATTTAGGGATACTATTATAACGTCCATCAGTAGCATCTTTTTCACCTAAACCAAGGATAACTGTAGATCCTTCAGGTGCAGTAGTTTCTACAAAATCATATACATCTTTTATGGGGGATGGTGATTGTGCAACGCTTATTATAAGTTTTTTAGCTCTAGGGTCAGGATCAGATTCTTTATAAAGATTCCAAATTTCAAGAGCTAGTGGTGCTCCTATACCTTCTCTTTCTTTTTGACCAATTCTTACTATAACTTTATCAGCAAAATCTGCAAGATATTTTGCCATATTATAATGTCCTAAGTGAGGTGGTTTAAATCCACCTGGTAAAAGAGCTATTTTCATATAAACTGCAGTTTGTCAATACATATAGCTTATTGATACAAGATTTTCTTTTCTACTAATCCTTGGAAAGTTAGTGGTTTTGCATTCTGCAATATGCGAGTCATAGCGTCAAAACCTAAGTCGCTTGGGTCTTTACCTTCAAGTTCTAATAAAAATATTTCCTTACCATATGCCATAAGTTCCTTAGCATATTTAAGTGAATCATTTATAGCATCCTGATCAAGTGCAAGGTATATTTGTTTTACATTACCTCTTACAAGTTCTTTGTAGAGTGATTTACTGATTCGTTTTCCAAACAAGGGCACGGCGTTTCGTTTGATTGCGATTGCGTCAAAGGCACCTTCGCAAATGATAATAGGAATATTAAAGTTACAAAGCATGTCAAAGCCAATAATATCTTTTGATGTTGGCGGAAGCTTGTGCTTGTGGTAAGCTTGCGGATCGAACGAGCGACCCACCCAATAATTAAGGGATCCGTGTCTGTCATAACTTGGTATGATTATAAAGTTGGCTAATTTGCCTTCTTCAATATATCCAATGTTGTATTTTACTACGTCTTGTGCAGTAACTCCGCGGGATTGTAGATAACTCCATGCTTTATCTCGGATTAACCCTCTACCTTTAAGTAGTGGGGTAAATCCCTCAGGTAATTGAAGTTGATCTTTAGGTTTTTCTACATGAGTAGATTTAAACTTATATTGAGCATCAATATCTTTTAACTCTTGGAAAGAGTTGTAAGGAGCTTTAATAAATTTAAGAAGTTGTATTGCTCTAGCACCCTTAAAGCCACACACCCAACATTGGAATTTTTGTGTGTATTTGTTAAATGTTAATTTTTTCTTATGGTGGTTGCAATTTGGGCAACTAAATACAGCTTCATCGCCTCCGCGTGCGTTTTTGCTTTTTCCTAGAAGACTTTCGAGTAAAAAAATAAGGCGATCCTCCTTCATGCCTTAAATATATGAACGAAAGGTCAAAAGCCAAAATCTTTCTTGAAATATCTTCCTTCAATATTGTCGTTTAAGTAATCTTCGGTTTCTAAAACACCTAAAGTAAATAATGCTTTATTTTCTAAATAAGTTAATTCTTTTTTAGAATAAGCTAATTGTAAGATATGTCTCTTAAAATCAGCTTGATTACCACTTTTGATTTCATCTTTAATAAATTGATGAGAACCATAATAGGTTTTCCAATCGCTTTCTTTTTGAACTTGCTTGTAAACTGGTGGTCTTCCTTTACCTTCCCACAGTGCTAATTCACGTTTACCAATTTTTTTCTTTTGATTATATATTAACGATTTTTTGCCAATATATTTCTTTCCAGTAGGTAAGTGGGTTGTTTGGTAAACGTATCCATATGTGCCTTCTGGGAATTGTTCATAACTTTCTGGTATTATCATGTATCAAATCTTATAACGAATGTAGTTTCTGTTTCACTACTTTTTCTAATTGGTTGTCCTAATTTTCCTACTACTAATAATTCTCCATTGTCATTATATAAACCAACTGTAGTTACGTACGGTTTAAAAGCTGATCCTGTTGTGAAATCTGCTACTTCATTATTAGGAGAAACTTTTAATGCTGTTTTATTAGTAGTAAATTCGAATTCTTCCTCTTTTACATTACACTGATATTCATTTTCAGTAATTAAATGGGTATTTTTGTATTTTAAAGTATTTAACTCACCTCCATTAAATACATCCATATATTTAGGGTGAGTAATAATAGTAAATCCATTATCATAAAATAAATTACCTACAGGATAAGTGCCCGTAAATGATTCTGAAACCATTTGAATTTCTGTTTCTGTTAAAGCTTTATCCCACATTTGTAATTGTTGAATGGCAAATCCGTCTCCCTGTTCTGATAATTGCCCAGCCCAAGCTGCTTCAGCTGTAGCCGAGGAAGAAATACTACTATATGTTCCATCGGGATTTTGCTTTTTAAATATAGTTATATCGCTATTATTTTGACATGTCCCTGTTGTTAAATCTGAACTGGTTGCAACTTGGGTTCCATTTTTATATATCACTAAATTATCACCAGATTTTTGAACAAGTACATGGATGGGTACATTTACATTTGAACTCGCGCTTAAAAATACAACCCCAGCTACAGAAGATTTTATATCTCCATCAAACCTTTCAAATACTAAAGAACCAGTTGCGGCAAAATTATTAGTAGGAACCCCAACATTACTTCCTGATAAAGTTAATCTGTATGGGAATCTATTAGCTGCGGGTGTAGTAGTAATATCTAATGCTCCAGATGTGCTTGTTGAATAATTTCCTCCTGCTTCTGATCCTAAGGGGAAAGAATCTTGAGCTCCTTCTTTAGTTAAAATATATCGTGGGGTTGAAGATAAAGCTATTGGCATATCGGATCCGGGGATGAAATAAAAACTTATAGCAAAATCATCTTCATTAAAGTTTAAATAAGGAGCATTTTTAATAGTAATTCTAGAATCAGTTTTAGCATTTTGTGTTATATAGGGAGTATTAAATAAACCAGTTGTAGACTGTCCTGATTTTACAAATGCATTATTAAAAAATGTAACTTTATTTTGGAAATATGAATCATCTAAAATCGTACCAGAATAACCTCCTGAAAAAGGAGTATTTATATAAGTATTTCCTGTTTCATAATTTAAAGTTAAATCAGAACGTTTAAAACCTTTAATTGGAGCTAAGTAAAATACTCTATGTTTTTCATCGGGAAAATTATCTTTTCCTAAATTTATGTCATATAAATTCCCATACCCATCATCTTTAAGATTAAATTGGGTTGATCCTTTAGATCCTGAGAGTTCAAATGTTCCTGGCTGAATTTGAGAGCCAAATGTCTTTTGGCTTAATGAAAGTAAACTAGCACTTTGATATAATCTTCTTTCTTGAACTTTATAATTAGCACTATCTATTTCTAATCTATGTGCCCTTTCATTAATATAATTTCTATAATAAAGCTTATCTACTTGATAGTAAAGTCTGCTTCCTGTAGAAAATGTGTTTTTACTAGCCCCACTCCAAGCTAAAGACTCAGTACTAGCACCAATTGAAGCCAAATTAGTAGTATTATACTGCTTATGGGCTTCAAAAGGTGTTATTTTTATGTCGTTCGCACTGAATTTTTTAAATATACCAGCCATTAATAGTCTAGTTTAACCTTAATAAGGGCTTCTTTAGTAAAATCTTTCGGAAGAGGTTGGCTTAATTTAGCAACTGCTAATAAATCTTGATTATCATTGTATAATCCCACAGTAGTAATATAAACTTGTGGATTATCAATCATAGAATCATATTTTATAGTCCCATCGGCTTCAGTAAATGAGTCATTAGTAGAATAGTTAAATTCTGAATTTCGAGCTCTGCAGAAATAAAATTTACTAGATATATCTTCTTGAGAATCTAATATAAAGCTACCTCCTAGTTTTAAAGCTTCTTGTAACAAAATAGGATTCTTTGCTTCGTTGTCTGAAGTAACAACTGTACCTAGGTTAGTTCCACCACCCCCAGCTGCAAATGCGGCTGCGGAGCCACTATGGTCTAAAGCATCCGCATTTAAAATAATAAATCCAGCATCTGGGTATACAAATCCATATGAACCACTATCAGTTACATATGTGTTACTTGAACCTAATCTTATTCCATTAGAACCTGATACTAAATTAAATTCTCTTCCTACACCTGCTCTATTAGCATTTGCTGATCCAGATGTTGTAACTGAATCATCTGTAAGATGTAGGGGCTGGTTTGATGTGGCACCTGAAATAACAAGATTCAAATTACCTAATCTAAGGGCGTTTTTATATCTAGCCCTATTTACATTAATAACATAAATATCATCAGGAACGTAGCCGTTAAATGAAAAATTTTGTGTTTCATCTCCACCAAATACTAGGTTTCTATACTGACTATAAATAGCTTTAGTAGAAGTAAAATTTTCAGCACCTACACCATCATTAAATTGTAATCCTCCTTTTCCCGTTCTGCTGCCATAAGCTATAGAATATTGTACTTCTGCCGTAGTTGGATTAGCGTCTGGATCTGTACTATATACTTCCATAAAGAACGCACCACTAGCTGTAGGATTATCAGTTACGTATTGAGTGCTAGAAGAAAAATGATTAGCTCCTAAATCATTATTGGGAGTAATACCAGACCAAGCGTTAGAAAATACTCTAGATATGTCGTTTACAACGTCAAAATTTTCGTCAAATTGTGTATAAGTTGCCATGTTAATTTAAATTAATTATAGATTGCGGGCTGCTGTTGTGCCACCTGATGATTCTTTGGTTACTGTAAGGGTGATGGTTGTTCTAGCACCAGTGTCAAGTCCTACAACTATAATAGAAGTGGTTAAAGCTGTGTTACTACCAAATAATGTAGCGCCCTTTAAAGCAGTACCAGTGAATGATGTTCCCACAAATGTCTGGGATAAAGCTGTTCCTGTGAATGGGACCTCAAAAGTGGTTGGATCAGGACCACCAACACCTGTACCTGAGAAAAGGATTCTTCTATCAGCTACTGTGAAAGAGTAACCTGATTCAACAGTATCAGTTAACCCATTAGTACTAGGTGTAATGGTAAATGTATTATTAGCTCCTCCACCAGTTCTAGTAATTGAAATAGCTGTAGATTGCACTTGAATAGTTGGTATAATTGTAGACCCTCTATTAAGAGTAGCTAGTTTAGATACCATAGTATTATTTTCATTAGGAATTGCTTCAATTAGTGGCAATGCTTCAATAGCCTCACCATAAAAAGCAGATCCATTTGGGTGATTTTCGTTATATAACGTATAATCAATCTCATCGTCTGCTAAAGCAAACTGAGTAATATTAAAAGACCCGTTTTGTTGTGATAAAAGTTCGCGGCCTTTTTTGGTTAATATAGCGTCTACAATAACGCTTGAATTATCTAAATATCCCATTTAAATTTGGTTTTGTTTATAAATATATATTATTTAAGGAGTCTGTTGCTAGGGTTAATTTTTAGTACAGTAGATGTGTTTCCTCCTACATCAATACCAGCCTGGGTGAGGAAGTATAAAAGGTTATCTTTAATAAAAGGATGTATATTATGAGGTAATATAATAAAAGGTTTATTACCTGTTCCCTCAGGTAATTCACTGGATTTATTAAGTTCTATTAATAATGAAGGGGTAGTATCGTTTACTTGAGAAAATATAACACTTCCTGATCCATGAAGAGGAGGAGTCATAGGATCACTAGTTTGGTTAATTGAAATATAATCTTGGTGAAGTTTAGTGTTTTCTGTAAAATTGATTACATGGGTGCTTATGCTGTGTGACTGAAATTCAGCCGTAGATAGCTCTGCTAGGTTGTTTGATCTAAAGGTTTGCTGCATAGAAACAACACTACCTGTTGTTATGGTTCTTATAGGAGCCTCACTACCCGAAATAAGAAATGACGCAAAAAATCTTTTATCACCTTTATAACTTGAATTATTTTTATAACTTATAGCTGAATCAATTAAATTTCCTATATTTTCTGCTAATATACCTGTTTCTGAGGAAATGGGGAAAACACCATCATCACCATCTCTTGGGGGTTGGAAAGAAATTTCACCTACTAATGATCCTGTATAGAACTCATTTAGTAAAGTTTCATCATACATAGTACTTAAAAATCCTGTAGTCTCATTTGGGCCATGATCATAATCAAGGGCATTATTCGTTTTCGTGAATTTTAAATGGGAGCTATTACCTGGGGTTAATTTGAGTAGTTTTTGGAATTGTCCCCCATTAAACCATATAGGATATGATGGTCTAAGATTATTTTTTTGGCTTAAATCATTTATAATGATTTTACAGTAGGTACCTTGTTTAAAATCATCATAAAATGCTTGGTAAAAACCTATTATTTCACTATAATCGTCTTCGATTGGTTCATTTAATGTATTAAAGGTAATGCTATCATCTTCATTTACAGTAATGTAGGTGTTAGTTTGCGCATAAGAAAAATTATCAAATTGAAGGAGTGAATTATCTTCAGCCTCACCAGTAATTGAACTCATACCTACTATATCGTTCCCTATATAAATATTTCTACTATAATTTTGGATAACTGGTGTTTTACCGTAAGTAGAATCTCCAACAGTAAATCTATTAATTTTAGCTGCTGATAATTGTCTACCGTCGTAACGAGATGAATTCCAAGCCTTAGTTGTTAAAACTGAATCGTTGAATTCAACTTGATTTGATTGTGATATAGGATTATTTGCCATTATGCTAAACTAAAAATTCTACTTTTTCTTCCGGTTTGTGCTACGTTTTCAACAGCACTTGATTGAACATCTTTAAGAATAAAGTTATCTACATCAATAAGTACATCGTGAACATTTTCACTTGTAGAACTTAATGAACCTGTCATTCCTGTAGGAGCAACTAAGTGTTCTGTAAGTTGTTCGTAATCAACGTTTGTACCAGCAATTTTCATCCTCTCCAAGTAGTGTGGCTCAATAACCACTCCTGTTTTAAGGTTAGCGCTTGCTGGGACAAAATCTTTAATCATTTTAAATAATGAATGATCAAAGAATTGGATTGTTCTTATATAATCACCTATACCTAATTTTTTATCTAATTTTTGAGTATAAACGTCTCTAATGTCTTTCAAATCAGGATAGCTACCTGAGGTATAATGTGTTGGGTCTCCAATGTAGTCGTCTAATCTAAATCCACCTAATGTGTAAATTATATCTTCGTTAACTTCAAAAGTTGGTGAGAAAAATACACCTACATCTGAATAATCAAGTGGTTGTCTGTCTTGAGGTGATGTTTCAGTAGAAATAAATGGGTCTAAGAAATTATCGTTAAATGTACCGTTATCAATTCTAATTTTATCTGAAACCATTCCTGAACCTACAGTATCTGGTGTAGTTAGGTGGTGGGTTTCTTCAATCGTAGTTAGGGTTACTGTGGACGGGACTTGCGCAAGGTTATTAGAAATATCTGTAAATGTTTTATTTGGGGCTTGGTTTTTACTACCTGTAAGTAGGCTTAAATCTCTATTGCAAGATCCCAATGATAACCTAGTTCTTAAAGCTTCAAAACTTGAACTTATAGTATTACCATTATAGTTAAAGGGAGATAAGGATTGAGTAACTATTGTATCTTTAGTTAATTTTTCATCCCATGACCTAAATTCTTGGATACTACCACTAAAGGGTGCTAATAAAGTTCCATTTTGGCTATTATCCCCTATAGGTTTAGTAGAGCCTACAGTAGTAATATAAAAAGGGTAACCTGCACCTGATGCGAAGAATTCGGGTGTATCTAAACTACAAGATAAAATATATGTGTTTTTATTAAAAGTAGTATTGGTTGCAAAAGCTTCTATTGTATTACCTCTATCAGAACCACTATTTAATATAACAGATAAATTCCACACTTCACCATTAAAAATTGGTCCTAATAAACTACTAGAAATGGCTTTAATTCTACCTGCCGATGGATCAGCTAATGAACCAGAGGCGATAACTAAGTGAGCAAATGAACCCGAGTCTAATTTAGTATTATTTAAGCTCTGTGAAATACCAATTACTATATCATTAGTATTACCAGAATTACCTGCAAATGACATAATGTCAAATGCTGTGGTTGATCCTTTAGTAGGTAAAAATCTAGTTTGTAGTGTTTGACTTGTCTGGCGACTAATTAATGTATCACTAATAACATAATCATCATCAGCAGGGGATAACATTCGGCTTTCTTTCTGGTAGCTAAATGTTCTAAATCCTGTTTTATCTACTAATGGACCACCATATTCCTTAACATGTAATACTGTTTCTGGGATACCATAACATGCAATTAGTGCTTTTAATCCACGCTCAGTGCCTTTAGTTTTTAAAAGGTAAGGGGTATTATGATATAAACGTTTCCAAATTTCTTTTGATATGTCACCTTTGGGAATTGACCCATCGTTAGAAGCTGATACCATAGTTGAACCATCAGTAGCTTCATATTGGAAAGTACCAGTACCATCGTCACCTAAGAAATATTCATATATTGAAGAATCTTCAAATTGACTGTAGGCTCTAATTCCTCTTTCTCTTAATGCTTCAAATACAAATTCTTTAGAAATGCCATCATTTAATCCACTATATGCTTGGTTTTTATCTGGTATACTGTCAATATAAGCCCAAATTCCATCAAAATGTTGGCCCACCATTTGGGTAAATAGAACATAGGCTTCATTTTCAGAATTGGCTCTTATATCTGGTGGGATAGTGGTAGCTAAATTATGGGGGTTAATTTCATCAAATTTACTAGCACTTAGTAACTGCCCTCCATAATACTGATTAGTAGAATCTTCTACTCCGGCACCTAGCCAAGATTGAGCAGCTGCTGAATTAACTTTAGCATTTATATGTGGATACCTCCCCGTAGTTGTTTTAGGCCAAGCATATAGGTTGTTTTCAAAATATAAGAATCGTTCGTAATAATCAAACCCTTGGATAACTTTATCGGTTTTATTATTAAATATTTTAATATTATCTAAAGTGGGTTTAGAAGAAGAAGCATCACCAGTGATGTTTTCAAGGGTAGCTAGTGAACTAGAGTATGATTCTAGTAGTTCTAACTTATATTTAAAGTTTTTTAATCGCTCAGTTGCGGAACTAAAATGGATAAAGTTTTCAAAGTGAAAACCTGTTGATGTGTTAGGATTATCAAATTCTAAATCAACAGAAATGCTCCCACTAAGGTAATTTTGAAGGTTATTAAAACTAGAAGTAACAGCCCCATTATTTAATAGCTCATCATATGTTCTAAATTCTGTGGGAGTGCTATAGTGTTGGTTAAATTCTACATCAAAATTAGGGGCTCTTAGTTCAACTCCTCCACTTTCAGTTTTAGATGTCCCTAAGTCAACAGTAGCTTCTAAAGCATTTATTACCTCCTCATATATTCTAAAAGGAGTATTTAATGCAATACTAGGTAAAAGAGGATCATATAATTTTATTAATCCAGAATCTACATCTCTTTGGGCATTAACTGCTAAGCTTGTAACACCATCAGGGAAGCTTAAATTAATATCTTTTACAAATGAATTATTTGTAAAGTTTGCTAAAAGATTTTCTAAAACAGCTGAAAATGATTCAGAATCTAAGTTATTAGATTTAAATCTAATCTCAGTTCTAGAGGGGGAAATTTCCTTGATTATAAATGGTCTATCAAAACCACTAGTTAAAAGTTTTCTTTGGAAAGAAAAAACTAATTTATATTGTCCATTTTCTAGCCCATAATCATTTAGAACTTGAACATAATCAATATCAATAGAATCAATTAAACTATCTTGTGGATTTATATAAGGAATATAATCTGTAAATTGTTCATCCCTGATTATAATATTGTTATTAATATCATATATAGTTAATTCTATTGAATCATTATCCTGTCCAAACCTTCTGAGTAAAGTTTTAGAAGGTAACCCTGTCAGATCTGCTTGGCTTATATTTTCTATGGTTGTTAAATCTAATAGCATTATCCTTCGTTTATGTCTTTTAATATAAGTTGGTAGATAGCATTTAGAATGTTGTTTAGGTCTCTTTTTCTACGCCCGCTTGATCTGCGTTCAAAGTCAGCTTTCCACTCACTTAATTTTCTTTGATTTTCATTAGCTCTAATACCCTGTGAACCTCCTTTTTCAAATGCTTGTCTAGCATCACGTATTAATTCAGGACGTTCATTATTAAAGTTTACATTGGTCTCTAAAGGCGTGCCTGTAAGGTTTTCCACTTGGTTGGAGTTTCTTGATAATTGTCCGATTCGTGCTTCTAAACCATTTTGTGCAAGGGGTGCATTCCAAGTAAGAATTACATCGTCTAAATCGGAGCCATATGTTATAGTAGTAACATCATTAGCATTTTGTAATCCAAGATTTTCTGCATTTAAGAGGGCTAGCTGTTGGGTAAGATCGCTTATTTGGGCTTCTAAAACATCTATTTGAGCATCTCTAGCATCTTCATAATTGGTAAAAAATGCACTGCTTTCCCTTATAAGGGTTTCATGGGAATCATCACCTTGTCTAGGAATATCGTAAAATAATCTACTGTATTGTCTGAAAAATGTAGAAACATCTATTTCACTAGTATTATTTAATTCACTAAAACTAGTATCTACCTGTTGTTTAAACGCTGCTGGACTATATATTTCACGGCGAAACTTAATTTCACCGCTACTATTTCTTTCACGGGGGGTATCAGTAATGATAGTAGAACTTATAGATACTATATCACCTTGGGTATCAAATTGGGTTTCTTCCTTATCAAAATTATCTATGGGTAAACCCTGATCTTCATCAGAATCTATAGTAACTTTGCTATTTGCAGGCGAATTATTGCCACTGTAGCTGCTGTATGCCATTATGATCTAGTGATTTTAAAGTAGTAGTTTTCATCGTATACTCTAATACCGTCTTCATTTTCGTGTTTGAAAAGTAACTTATAGTATCTTTCCTCTTGAAGACCATTCATATACATTTTGAAATACATACCTTCAGAATCAGCACTTAATTTAGAAGTTGGACCAAATGGTATAATAGTTTCTTCTGTGGCATAATCAACTAATGAATAGAATGATTTACTAGTAAAGTATTTTACATCTAAATAGTTTGAAGAAGTAGTAAACCTACGTGTAGGGTATAATTCTCTAACATTAAGTCTAAATTTAGGTTCTTCTATAGTTTTATATTCTGCTTTATTGTTTCTTAGGGTAACATAAACTTCACCTGTGTTTAAGATCTTATCGCTTGTAGCAGATCCTGTATCATACGATGAATCATCCCACGCTATATCTAAATAAGGTGGGTATATGGTGTGGGTGTCCATGGAGAAGAAATTTAACTCTCCTTCATCTTTAGCTGTGAATTCTTGGGAGCCCGAACGTTTGATTAAAAAACCATTATTAGTTATACCAGAAGGGTAAACAGCAGAATCATTGCTAGCACTATAGTGTTTTAAAACTGGGGTAGATATATCTAAAGATATATCTATTTCATCGTTAAACCCATATGTTCTTTCAACTTCAAAACCAGATCCAGTATACCAGACACCACCCCCTTTAGCATCACTTATAAAACTACCTGTGGTGCCCGCGGTAAAGCTACTCGTAGTCCAAGCTGTGCCGAATGTATTAGAAAATGAGTTATCACTTCCATCTCTAAATTTCCAAGATACACCATTTGTAGTTTGGGGAGTGTTTGAAAGTCTACCAGTTCCATTTACCCAGCTTTCAGCTAATGGGTAGATTTCTAAGTGTTGATCACCTATTAATTCTCTATGTTCAGTTTGATAAGCTTTTAAACTAGCAGTAATTAAGTTTTTATTTCCTACTTTATTATTAATTACGTCTACAAAGTCTTTAGTCTTAAATTGAATTAAAAATCTACTAGGATAATAATTTAAGTCTGTGTTTGAGGCTATATCTCTTAAAGTTAATATTTCATCTATCCCTGTGTTAAGAGATTGATTAGTAGGGTGCGAGTATATTGTCGCATCTTTTTCGGGAAAAATAAAATAGTGTGCCATTGTTATCTTGTTACTCTGCCTATTATGTCAGTGTTGGGATATTTTAGTTCAAAAATACTGGGGTCAAGTGAAGGATATATGTTTCCATTTTTAGTAGCTGCTTCAAAGTTGTATTTAAACTTAGAATATCCTTTATCTTCACCAAATACGTTTTTAAATTCTAAATTATTTACCGTTCGGACCCCATCAATAGTATAAAGAAGACTATTAATATCTCCTAGGTTAATAGGTTGGTTGATTTGGCGATTATCCGTACTTAATTCACGTCTTAACGCGTTAATACACGTTAGTAATACTCTATCACCCGAATACCCACGTCTAGTAGAAATATCAAAGTTAACCGTAAAATTAATTACAGAAGCATTTTTAATATTAATTGCATCAGTAAGCATTCTGAATTGTTCTAGATAGGTTGCTAAATTAATTTTAGCAGCTTCTGATAAATTAGTTAATTTGCCGTTAATGTCAAAACCCAGGGTATATAAGTTTAATGCATTAGGGTTAGCTATTCTTTTACTAGTATCAAGTGATATTTGGGTATCTTGTGCTATATATGCTTTAGCTACTTTACCAAATTGGGGTGGCATTACTAAAGTTCTGAATATATAATCTTCTTTAGTTACTGTTCGTTTTTGAGAAGCAAAATTAGCAGCAGCATTTAACTTAATATCCTGTAGAGTATCTCCAGATCCTCCACCTGTGGCAGGTTTAGGATTATTACACGCTATAGAATCCCTAGCACTAGTTAATAATCCTGCGTTTAAATTTCCTCTACGGGCTATTGAAATAACACTGCCTAATCTATTTATAGTATTTGCTCCAGTATTTGATTTAATTCCACCACCTGTGAGGTATCTTACAGTAAGTGTAGTATTTGAAGGAACTTCTCCATAAGTTTTAGTATATAGGAAGTTTGAGGGGTCAAATGATTTATCTAATAATGATCTACCATCCCTAATTCCTAATCCTACATTATCTGGATTAGGGATAATTGTAGTATCATCTCCACTTGTTGCACCTGCCCCAAAATGAATTTCTAAACGATTATTAGATTTAAATCTACTAACAAATCGTTTTGATACTTTTTTAGTTCTAAGTAAAAAGGGTACTTGGCCATTGTACTGATTTAAATCAGGGTCATTAGCTTCTGTGTTAGGTACTTCTTCAAATACTGTTTCCTGTGCTAAGTAAGGGACTTCAGTATATTCGTTATTATTACTATCTGTGATTGATTGGATTCCTATAATATTAGAGTCGTCTAAAGAAAGGGTTTTAAATCTTTCGGCTACTCCTATAGTAAAAGTTTTGGTTCTGATTTCGGCACTAATAGCTTTTACAGTTTTTTTAAGTAAGTAAGTATCGGGTTGAGTTCCACCAGCTACTGTAGCATATACAGTTTGTTCAGTGGGATCTGAGGAAGAACTGAATGCAAAATTTACGTCATCTTGAATAATAAAACTAACACCACTACTATTGTTGGGTAAAAAGGTAGAGTTTTTTTCTATCCTTAGAGCATAATCATAATCTGGGGTATCATCTGTGGTTTTTGCTGGGATTTGTTGGAAAATCTCTAAATCTACAACCGAAGGATTAGTAACAGCAGGAGTATACCCTAAAGTATATGCTAGGGCATATATATTTTCTCTTTCTTGGGCATATTCCAAAAAAGTTTCTTGAAGTTGAGCATCCGTATAAAATGATAATACATCACCTATGTAAGATGCCATTTCTATAAACATAGTACCTGGACTACCCTCAGAAAAATCATTAGATATATCTGGGTAGTAAACTTCAGCCATATTAATTAAGGCTTCTTTGAAGTCGTTAAAATCCTTGTTAAGGTAATTTATAGTTTTATTACCAGTATTTCCGTCTATATATGCCATTAGTAATTAGATTCAAAATTAGTGTCAGTGAAACTAAGGGTTATTGATTCTTCTTCATCATTATTAACTAATGAATAGTTTACAGTGACAAATAATTGATGTCCTTGTAAACCTCCCTTTTTTAATTCTATATCATTTATTTTTATTTCAGGGATATATCGTTTAACTTGTGGGGTTATATAATCCCTTAATTCCCCTTCAGATATTTCGGTTTGTTGTTCAAATAATCTATTTTTTAACCCTGCACCGAAAAATGGTTGATTAATTCTTTCACCAGGGGAAGTTAATAATAGATTAGTTAATTTAGATTTAGCATGACTTCTTGTGGTGTAATCTAAGGTGAATACATTTTTCCTTGAACCAAAAGGTAAACGAACCCCTACTGCAGATTTATCTTTTACATCTACAGGGTCGATCTTAATAGGGTTCCGAAGTCGTATTGCCATTAGGGTCTAAATTCTTTCTTTTTATCGATAGCAGTCATTAATTGACTATAATCTTTGTTTATAAACTGATTTACAGGATCGTTAGCTGCAAATGTTTGTTCTGGGTTAGGTGCCGTAGCAGTTTCAGATAAAAGTGAATTAAGAGTATCATTACCCGTATTAAAATTAGGTGGGGGCATTTGTGCTCTTAATTTTGATCTAAAATCTTCAACTTCTTGAGGGTTTGATTGGGATTCAACTATACGTTGTTGGGGTTGAGGAGTTAATTCTTCTTTTAGTAGTGCAATTTCACGCCTTAAGGCATAATCTATTTCCTCACGCACAACTTTTCTAATTATTTTTTCAAATGAATTTAATTTCATCACTATTAGTTTTTAATAAATATTAAATTTTAAATCTTTTAAACGCTAAGTTACCAGTACTTATATTACCTTCATTAATACCTATTAAGTCAGATATAATATCACTAGTATTATCTTCTTTATTTTCAAGATATGTAGTAAAATCTATATTTTCATATTCTGTATTTTCAAGATTAATATTAGATAGGGTTTGGGTTAAGAAATCTCCCCAAATAGATTGGAATCTAAGTAATAAGTTTTCTAAAAATTCAATGGCCTCGTTAAGGCTAGATATCCCATCATCTAAAGGAGTTATTAATTTATCGATTTCTTTAAAGAAAAATCCCTGGACCGAGGAAATACTATTAGCAGTATTTGATCCTCTTTTTATAAGGTTTTTAATTTCTTTTTTCTGTTCTCCTAACTTATTAATGGTAGCCCCATTAGCTGCAGGGCCAGAATTAGCTACTAAAAGTCCATCTATGATAGAAATTAAGGGGTTAATAAAGGATGTAATTTCTGAAACCATTCCTGATATTTCGTTTAAAAAAGATAATTTAGCTTCTATATTCGAAATTTTATTTCTAATTTGATCTAAGGGTTTTTTAATAGCTTTTAATTTTGAGATTGCTTTTTCTATTAAATTAATTGCTTTATTAAGTTTATTTTCTATTTCTACTAACTGTGAAGGGGTAACATTATCTGTTATATATCCTTTTAATTCTGTTTCGAATTGGTCAGGGGTAGGGACTTTTTTTAAAGCTCCTTCTTGGTCCCTTTTTTGAGCCGAAGCTAGTATCTGATCCTTACTTTGGAATAAAGTTTCAGTTAATGAATTAATATTATTATTAAATAAATTTTCAATCATCTGATGAATACATTTTCACTATCTATACCGTCTAATTTGGCTTCTATCCTCTTTAAATTATTAATTATTGATTGGCTTAATAATTGATTTGCTGCTGGATTAGGGCCTGATAATCCCGAAGTTTGTGGGTATGATACTGTAAAAAAGGCCTCTAAAGAACTTAGCAAATCAGATAGAATGGTTTTTAATGAATCGCTTTTTACTGCTGGAATATTAGGGGTTTCACCATTTATAACGGGGCCTATAAATATTTTGGGAGTGTTAATAAATGAATCTTTTCCAGTATTAATATGAAATTCGCCGTTAGTTTTAAAAAGGATTAAACTATCACTAGATAGTATAGAATCTTTTTTACTATTAAATACTAATCGATCACTATCAATTAGAATTTGTTTTCCTACAAATAAATCTTCTTGTATAAATTCAGTAGCCATAGTTTATATTATAAAATAGATTCGTCTTGGGTTTGATTTAAATCATCAAACAGAGGATCATTAATTTGTGGATTTGGGGTCGTTAAAGATAACGAAATTTGGGTATCATCTACAGGATCCAAATTATTATAATCTATATCAGGAGTTGTAGATATGGGTTCTTCAGGTAATATAATAGGAGCGGGTGCGGCTATTTGTGTTAAAGGATTTGCTAATTCTGTATATTTGGAGTTGAGTGAATCAATATTTTTACAAATTACGTCTATAGATATTTTATGGTTAGATAATACATAAAATGATCCTTGATCTGTATTGATGTTTTCCGAAGGATCTTCTCCCAAACTTAAAAGTATAGCAGGATCCCCTACAGTAGAATTGCCATCTTCAACCTGTGTAGCACCATCACTAATTGAATTAGTACCATCAGGACCTGTACTAGTAAATCTGATACGCTGACCTGATCTACCTTCGTATATTTGATCCCCTTCTGTAGGGGTGAGAGGTTGTTGGTTGTTATTTTCTTCAAAATAATCCCCTAACCTTGATGAATTTTCACCACTAGAATCACTTAAAATAAAGCTATAACTTCCGTTATTTAACTTAGATAATTTATATTTGGGTGCTCGCTGATCTTTTCTACCTGAAGGATAACCTAAATCTCTTAGGTAATTATCTAAATCTCTTTCAACAGCTTGTAAACTAATATTTGTAAATTCGGTTTTTAAAGAAAAATTAGAATCATTAAATGAAACACCTGTGGGATTTATTGTAGAACGAGGAATTTGTATTGCTACAGGTAAAGCATTATTAGTAGTATTATTATGAATATTTAACGGGGGGTAATAATAATAAGATTTATTATTACGCCTTCCACCTAAATCTTTGTAATAATCCCCTGAAATGGATTGAATAACTTCTACAACTTCACCAATTAAAGGGGCTGTATAGTTGTTTCTACTAATAGGTTTAGCAATAGGGAGTGAATATACGTCAGCTGTGATTTCTTGGGAATTTTCATCTGAAAAAAATATAGTACCAATACTATCAGGACCTGTATATTTGGGGTGATTTGGGTTTAGAATAATATCCGCTACCCTTTTAGTTTTTTTCAAGGGTTTAGGAGTACTAGTACCCCCCACTCTAAATCCATAATTTTTATTTTGTCTTAGACTCATCTTTTGCTACTTCTTCAGCTATTGCTTGTAACTGTTTAAGTTCTTCATCAGTGAGTAATGAATCCCCACCGTTAGAAGCAGCATTATTATTTAATCTTTGAATGACAGCCATCATTTTAATTAAATGTTCGTCATTCTTTACACCAATTTCAAGGTATTCTTTAATAAGTGGGACAACTACAGGTGCATCACCTATGTTTTGTATTAAAGGTTTTAATTCAGCTATTAAGGCACTTATTTGTTTATCCTTTTTCTTACTGTTATTATAAATTTCCTTAAATACATCGGATGATGTTTTACCGTCAAATATTACTGTATCAAGAGGGTTACTCATGATTATAAATATATCCAGTTTCAAGGTATTTGGAATAACATTTCTGGTATTCGCCTTTCATTTTTTTTACTACCTTAGTTATAACTGGAGTTTCTTCACCTGTAATTTCTCTAATAAAAATGTAAATTGCTTTTTTATTAAAGATTTCAAGTTGTTCTCTTTTTTTAAATATAGTTAAAACGGCATCTGAAACTTTTATTTCAGCATCTTTTTTAAACATACGGTGCATTTTTACATCCATATATGCTATAAATAAGTCTAAAAACTCAACTTTTTCACCTCTAACTACTTGACGATCAAATTCATTTAGAATATTATCATCAGTATCCACATCCATTAAATCAGCCTTAATTTTCTTTTTAGCGTAATTTTTATTATTATAAAGTATAAGGTAATTTTTACCTACAATACTGAAATATGAGAACGCTTTACCCTTACCTGCTTTAAAGTAATGAAGTTTCTCGAGTAGGAAGCAGATAACCTCGTGTTTTAAATCCTCGAGGTCATCCACTTCAGTGTAATAAAATTTAAATGTATGAATAAGATTTTCGGCTAACTTATAAAACGAATGATGAATTCGTGAATTATAAATCCGATTTCTCTCTGCTTGATCTTCGCTCGCTAGATATTCTATTATTGCGTGCTCTGTATCTTCTGTAAAATATTGTCTTTTACTTTTGCGTCCTCTTTTTTTAGCCATTTAATTAGCGGAGGCGGAATTCATTTATAGCCTCCTGTATCTTCCTAACTTCGGTAAAAAACCAACCTATTTCATCGTCGGTAGCAAAAAAACCTTTATCGTCTATTTGCTTTAATCTTTGATCACACATATCAATAGCTTCACTTTGTTTAATTATGAAGTCTTCTAATTCTTCATTTTTTTTAATCATATTACGAAGTGCAAATCCCGCTACTATTAATAGTGCTAATAATATGCTTATTATAATTTCCATTATTCGTCAGTATTAAAAAATGAATCAATGATTGATTTAGTTTTTTCGTTAAAATTAGGATTATTTTCTGGGTTAATCGCTTTAGCTTTCCTTATTGATTTATCTGCTTTGGAAGCATTAGCGGGTTTCACCGATTGTTGTATAACCGGTTTTTCCGAACTCCAAATTTGGTATTCAATTTCTTGGGATGTTTGAATAGCTTGGTGGATGAGTAAGGGAAGGTGGTTGCGGAATTTAGTTTCTTTTTGACCACTGTAGAAATAAAATTTATTACTTTCATCAAATAACCCCTCTTGATTGCGAATAGCTAAGTATTCGTTATGTGAAATTTTAATACCAGCATCTTGTAGGAGATATATTGTACGATCATATACCTTCATTGCGGGCACATGTTCATTAAATTTATATACCATACCAAGATTTTTAACATGCCAATCAGAATCGTTTTTAGTAAAATATTCATGATCCCAATCTCCTAATTTACCTAATTGGCAAAATAAGGATACAAAGTTAAGTTCTTCAGTAGTATAAGATTCTGTTGCTCCGTGAAAATCGTATAATTTATGGAGTTGATTAGCAATCTTATTTACACGTAAAACATGGTCAAGATAACCACCCGGGAAAGCATTATTAAACCAATCTTTAGATGAAGCCGGAGCTAACATCATACGTTCTTTAAGACATTCGATTAAAGTTTGGAGTTTTTCCAAACGTTCCCCTTCAAAATTAGCTCCTAAAACTTCATTAAAATTTTCGAAATTAATTTTTATTTGTTCTGCTCCAATCATTATCGTCCTCCTAAAAATCCTACACGTGATTGATCTTTCTCGGGCACAATATTAATTATATTTTCGAGTTCATCATATAGATCTTTTAAATCATTTTCCATATAGTGGGTAGCGTCGGCATTTTTACCACGCTTAACCATACTATGCACACGTGCTAATCCCTGATCAAGGCGATCAAGAGCTGTTTGTAATTGTTGTTTATAAGCCATTTTTAAAATTTTTGTTTAATATACGAAAAACTTTAGCGTTTTCCAAATTTTATGTAAAAAGAATTACACTTTTTTAATCTTTCAGTAAGATGTTTTTTATTTTCACCACTGTATGTGGTATTAGCTAAATAATTTGGGTCTAAAAGTGTGAGGGATAATAAAAACTCTATGGTTTCTCCCACAAATAAACGCTCTTCCATATTTTCTGTAGGGAGGGTGTTTTTGAGGTGAATTAATTTTTGGTGAATACTATCCTGCCAGGCGTCGAATTGCGCCTCTGTACCCAATGTATCGAAGAAACTGCTTAATGACATAATGTGCGACTGTGCGATCCGTTGCGACCCTTACCCTTACCCCCCTACAGTAAGGGAAGATACAGACAAGAATCTGAAAAGCCAAATTATTTTTTACTTAAGTAAATATTAGGATTGGGGTTATTCCACATATAACCCTTTTTAGGATCTACTGTGGTCCTAATTATTCCCTGATCAATGGCTTCTCCAACTTTATCTATATTAATAAGAGCATATTCACCTGTTTTAGCACTAGCGAACATAAAAGCATCAACATTAGTTTTTTCAGCGTATGCTTCTATATTTAATTTAAATATTTTATTCCTCATGACAGCTAGGTCTCTAAAATCTTCAGTTTTACTAAAATATTTTTTAGCTAATCCTTTATCAAAGAATGCTTCATCTAATAATTTTTGGGTAAAACTTATATACCCTTTAACATCACCATTATTTTTAGTAACGTAATCAAAGCCATTTTTCAAACAATAATTCATATAAACATTTTCACCTCCTGATTCAAATTCTTCTCTGGCTTCTCCCTCTGGTATAAATTTATCAGCTATTCTATTCTGCCCATTTACATAATTCCCTCTACCACCTTGTTGGCCTGCTCTACCCCCAGCACCTTTAATTTCTAAATTACCTACACTATTCCAATTTAAATCACCTCCTCCTTTTCTATTATCAACATCGCTAAGAACTAGAGCCAAAAATATTTCTATTTTACCTATATTTGATCCACCTTCATCAATTCCTTCAATACCCATTAAATCTTTTGCTAAATTAGATGAAATACCCAATTGACTAATTATATTTCCTCTAGAGGGAAAACTTGATAATGCTTTAGGATTTTCTAAATATTTAAATAATTCATCTACCTCACTATTAGTAATAGTACTTAATATACGATCTATATCAGCATCACCACTCTTAAAGTCTTTTTCTGTATAACCATTTTTAGATAAAAGATCTTTTGTTTTAGTGCGGAAACCAGTACCTTTAACTACTTTAATAATTCGAGTTAGGGCTTTAGGGCTTAAATCACTTTTATTAATTAGGTCAATAAGTTCTTTTTTACTAGGTCCTTCTTCCTCTTGTTCAACTATAACTGGTTCTTGGGTTTCTGATAATGAAATCCCCTGTTCTTGTAGAATGGTATTTAACACACGAAGATCAGAGGGGCTATCCATATCAGGATAGCCCTTCTTACATCTGTACGCCCATTCGTTTAATAAAGCGTCAATATTGACCATTGGAATTATCCTTTAATGTTAGCGAGCTTCTTAAAGCGTTCTACTGATTCATTAAGGCCTTTATTTACATCATCGGCGTCAGCTTTTACTTTAGAAACTTGATCCGCAGTATAATTAGCGTATCCAACTGCTTCATCTATTTCTTCTTCTTCACCTTCCTCATCATCAGCTTCTTCATCATCCATATCCATTTCTGGCTCTTCATCCTCAGGTTCGGCTATAGGCTTAAGCATATTATAAATTTGCTTTAAAGTATCTAGTGCTTCATTTTCACTACCTTCTTCAGGCTCGTCAGTAGTTACTTCAATATCATCATCACCATCCTCACCGTGGATAGCTTCATCGGTTTGCTCTTCATTTAAGTAAGCTTTAAGCTCTTCTTGAATGATTTTGTTCAATTCTTCAATAGTCATTTTATTTTGTTTTGAAAAGTTCGTTAATTTTATTTCTAACTTCAGCCCTAATATTTTCTTTGAGCTTAATTTCTTTCATTTTATCCTCAGTAAATTTTTCACCAATTTCTTTCATTGAATGACCTTCTAGTTCTTTTAAAAAAGTTTTAAAAGAGGGCTTACGTTCCATATTACGGGTAGATGTTTCATAATGTTCCATATAAGAGTAGTAAGCATCAACATTATTTAAATTTTTAAGAATAGTTTCAGTAGCTTTTTCTCTTTGATTTTCATCTGATTCTCTAAGGGTAGTACCTATTTTTCCTAGTTCATAGGACATTCCTTTTTTAAATTCATAAGGATTTACTCTATCTAAACGAGTTCCTTGTCCCATTGAATTATTTTGCCATCCTACTGTATTATCTTCTTTTTTAGGTTTATACCCATAAAATTGATCATTATTTTCGTTTAGTGTAGCCATTTAATGAGGTTTTGTTATAAATATATAAAAATGTTAAAAAATCAACGCTTTCCACCGTCATATTCAACAGCGTGTCCTTCTTTAATTAATTGTTTATTCACATCAACTAAAGTTATCCCTTCTTTGGCTACCGGAGATAATTTATCTACAAATACTGTGGCTAACGCCCTTCCATATTTTCCAAGCCCTGATACCTTTAATATACAGTGGTTATTATTATATTCTATAATTTCCTTCAGTCTAGCTTTAGCTGCAAGGCCGCGTTCTTTCTCTTCTAAATCTCTTGTTCTCGATTCAGGAGCATTCATACCTTCCATTCTTACACGAGTTTTTATATGGGCATGAAATCCTAAATCAATGGTGACATCAATTGTGTCACCATCAACTACTCTATTTACTACGGCGTGATATTCGTACATTATTTTGCGAATTTCTCTAAACCAGCTATTCCAAAGCTACCTAGAGTTACAAATACAAATGAGTTATAAATTGCTTCATTAATTACTAAATCTTTACCGAAGTAACCTGTTGCTAAGTCAGTTACAGCAAATAATACCATAATAGCAAATGCAGCGAAACCAACTACTGATTTTTCGTTGATGTCATTTTTTTCTTTAAAAATTTCTGTAAATTTCATGTTGTTATGTTTTTATAATATTCTATAGTTAAATCCTATTGAAAAATCATGCCATACACGATTCCAATACTTATGATATTTTCCCTCGGAAAAAATACCTAATCTTTTATTTACTTGCCATCCTAAAATTAACCCACCAGTATAGTCAAACCAAGTATTACCATCAATAAAATTTGAGTATGAGTACTCGCTTTTAGCACTTACATGGAGAGGTAATACACTGGCCCAAGAGTGAAACCAAAAAGTTTTAGTATAATGATAATAATCATACCCTAATACTAATGAGTGATTCCATTGATTAGATAGTTGAGATTTTTCTTGATCAGAATATTCACTTAATATCTCAGGAAGTACAACTAACCTCCATACGTCACTATTTTCAGCTATTGTAGTATTATCTATAGACCAGGTTCCTTCTCCTATATTGGCAGTATAACCTTGCTCTAAGGCTATTAAACTAAATTCGGGTTCTGTTAATCCATCTAAAGGATCAAATCCATAAGGTTCAGAAAAACGTTGTACTAAACCAGCGTTAAGTGAAAACTTTTCATTAAAATTATATCTATAACGTTGGGAGGCTTCAAAATACCTTAAATCAGCAAACCCATCTTGGACGTATTCTGTTTTTACAATCCAATGATCATGAACATATCTTAAAAAATGTTGTTGATCTACAAATTTACTACCTTGTTGTCTTTTATAATCGAATTCAAATAAATATTCTAAACCTTCTACATTACCTACTGTAGCTGCATCTGAAACTGAGGATTCGGTGCCATTATAAAATACATTTTTCCTATTTTCATAATCTAAACGGGCAATTTTCCTAACTCCAAAAGCTAAAGTATAATCAAAAGGAGTTTCTATAATTTCTTCTTCTAATAAACCAGTAGTAGGATTTATAGAGTATAAACTAATATCAGCTAATGAATTATTTCCCGTAACTGCTGTGTAGAAAGTAGCAAACTTAAGTTGTTTTTGTAAAAACTGAGCTTGAGCAGGTATAAAACAAGCTAGAGTTAATATTAGGGTAATTAATTTTTTCATTGCTTAATAATTTTTTTAGTAAATTGGAGATCATTATAAGTTAAAACTAGGTTATACATACCTGCCTCAAGCCTACTTAAATCCAACTGATTTACGTTTGTCTCCCTTAGTACGGGCTGTCCTATATAATTATATAGTACTGCGTTTATCTGCAAGTTACTTGCGATATTTACGCGATCTCTTGTCGGGTTAGGGAATACAAGTATTTGAGTTTCACTAAAATCTTCTAAAGAAGTAACTGTGTTATCTTCACAATAATTATATAATTCCTGACACCCATAAGACCACCCACTACTACAACAACTTGGGCTAACATCAATTACCCATGCAAAACACTCAGCTTCCAAATCTAATACATTATATGCTTCTATAACATGATCAGCACATTCGGCATATACAGTTTCACAAGTACCATTATCTGTATTAGCTAATTCATCATAGTTAGCAGCTTCAGGGTCAGTACAACCGTAAATAAATGGCTCACAACTAAAATCTTCAGTATTAGCTTCAGGATTATAGTTAAATGCTGTTGGGTCAGTACATCCTTCTACTACATCTTCACATGAATCATTATCTATGTTTGCTAATTCATTATAGTTAAAAGCATATGGATCAGTACAACCATAAATTGGAAGTATACAGCTAAAGTCATCTACATTAGCCAATTCATTATAATTTAAGGCTTCTGGGTTAGTACAGCCTTCAACTATTTCTATACACGAATCATTATCTACATTGGCGTCTGCATCATAATTTAAAGCAGTTTCATCAGTACACCCATAAATTGGTAATATACAACTTCCATCATCTACGTTAGCATCAGGGTTAAAGTTTAGAGCTTCTGGGTTCATACATCCCTCAACTCTTGGTATACAAGTATCATTATCTACGTTTGCTAATTCATTGTAGTTAATAGCTGTCTCATCTGTACATCCATAAATTGCTTCAATACAATCAAAATCATTTACATTAGCTGATGGGTTAAAATTAAGAGCATCTGGATCCATACAACCTTCTATTACAGGTTCGCATGAACCATTATCTGTATTAGCTAATTCGTCGTAGTTAAAAGCTGTAGGGTCTAAACACCCAAATATAACATCTATACAGGATCCATTATTAGTATTGGCTTCAGAATCAAAATTAAATGCTGTCGGAATTAAACAACCAAATACGATTGGTTCACAAGAACCATCGTCAGTGTTGGCTTGAGGGTTATAGTTAATAGCTTCTACATCAGTACAACCTTCAACAAATGACTCACATCCTACATTTGTGTTAGCAAATGGGTTATAATTAAATGCACTCTCATCAGTACATCCATAAATCATACTTTCACAAGAACCATCATCTATGTTAGCTGATGGGTTGAAATTAAAGGCAAATTGGTTTGTACATCCATATACTATAGAAATACACCCTACGTTTGTATTAGCAAATGGGTTAAAATTATAAGCAGTTTCATCAGTACAACCGAATATTACTGCTACGCATGATTGATCATCTACATTAGCATCAGGGTTAAAATTAAATGCCTCAGGATCGGTACAACCATAAATTGGTAATATACAACTGAAATCTTCAGTATTAGCTATTGGGTTATAATTTAGAGCATTAGGGTTAGTACAACCCTCTACAATAGGAATACAAGAATTATCATCAGTATTGGCTAAAGGATCATAATTAAATGCTAATTCATTAGTACACCCAAATACTTTAGGGATACAAGTTTCATTATCTACATTAGCATTTTCATCATAGTTCAATGCATCAGGATCAGTGCACCCAAAAATTGCTAATGTTTGACAACCTCCATTATCAAAATCGGCTTCAAATCCTTGAGTATAATATTCTACATAACCCGCGCTAGTACAACCTGGAGCATAGTAACAAGATCCGTCTTCAGTATTGGCATAAGGGTGATAATTAAAAGCTTCAACATCTAGGCATCCTTCTATAAAGGGAATACAATTGTTACCACAATTAAGGTTTATTTCATAAGCATACCAACCACTTTCATTTAGGAAAGGGATTATGTTAAAGAAGGGGACATCAATCATTATCTCTCCTTCTAAATTAGTTAAAGTAAACCCACATTGTTGGGCTGTTCCTATGGATTGGGGGGTTACAAAGAAGTAAATATAAGCCGGCTGAGTGGCATCTAAAGTAAGAGTAAACGACTCTTCAATACCATCGTTAGGACCCATTTGGTATTGTGGAGAATTATACCCAAATTGCCAAATTCCTAACCAGCTACCAAACCAACCATCACCAACACCATCTTTAATAGTTAAGTTAAATACACAACTTTCTATTATATCTTGTGTATTAGCTTCTGGGTTATAATTAAATTGTGTTTCATCTAAACAACCATAAATTCTTTCAGTAAAACAACTTCCATCATCTATGGTAGCTTCAGGGTTAAATTCCACATAATTGAAATCGGTGCACCCTTCAATCTCTACTACCCCACCACACTGGGTTGGAATAAACTGTTCAGATACGGTATCATACCCAAAATTACCATCAGGGAATTCATCTTGCAAATTATATAATTCTGTGCCTTCACAATCTAAAATTTGAACATTACCTATTACTGTTCCCCCAAAGCATGAACCACATACCCCATCGCCATAAGTATCAAAAGTAACTAAATCATATGATACATCAGTAGGTACACATAAAAAAGTAGAAATAGGAATACCCGGGGGTGAACCTCCGTACTCACCAGGATTTACAGCTGCTACTTCACCAAAGTCATTAAATAATTTCCAGCTAATTTCACCACCAAAGTTATCAGGGGTTACTATTATTTCAATGGTAGTTTCTCCAGGACCACATTCTGTGGTTTGAGAAATACAAGAATTATCATCAAAATTAGCCCAAGGATTCCAATTAATAGCATTAAAATCTGTACATCCAGGTATGGCTCCACAGGGAAGACACGACTCCCAGCAATAAGGGGGGAGGGTTATTTCTTCTTCGCTGGTTATATTTAAAGTTCTATTTACATATCCATTACCATCAAATAAAAAACAAGAACCAGCTCCAACACCTAATGGGAGTTCTTGTTGGTCAGGGTTATTAAAATTTGCAAATTTCCATAAATGGTTTCCTAAAGGGACTTCAACTTCTAAAAACCATTCATCGTTTTCGTCATAAGTCATTGGGATTACCTGCCACCCATTCCAGCTACCTAATACGCCTGGGGTTTCTATGCCAGGAGGAGCATTAGCTAAGTTTACTCTAAATAAAACCTCAGCAACGGGGACTTGGGGGGCACATGGTTCTAATACAAACTGAAAATCTATAGCAGAACCACCAAAGTTATATTCTTCAAATATAATTCCTTGACAATCATTTTCAGCTGATACCCACCCATTGCCAAATCCACAACAATTCCCATCACCAAATTCATCAAATAGATAAAATTTATATTCAATTCCTGGTTCTAAATAAAGAGTTTCTTCGATTAAAGCACTATCTAAGATTCCTTCAGGATATGTGTTAAAGGGAACATAAGCAAGGGTATCATTACCTTGTGTAAGCATCCAAGATGTTTCACTTGGGTATTCATCTAATTGAATAGAGAGATCTAAGTAGGTTGGCTGAGCCAACCCTACTAATCCAATAAAAAATAAAAGAGAGGTTAAAAAATGTTTCATTAAAATTTGCTCATTATGATGTTATCTATAGATTCTTGCACCTCTTCACGAGTTGCCTCCATAGTCATCATAATGTTGGCCTGAAACCTCGCTACTTCTTCTCCTTCATCTAAAATAAGGATTGTGGGTACAACAACAATTTTATAATCTTGGGGTAAACTAGGATCAACCATAATGTCAACAGTATTAACATCACAGTCTGTTAAATCACCTAACCAAGTTACTTCATTTGCTGAATTAAATGCTGCGTTAAACTGTACAACGCATATATTATCCCCACATATGGGGGTTTTTTCTTCTAATAATGGGGGTTTACTAGCATTAGTGCTAATAAATAAGAATAATAATACTGAAATTAAATATTTCATATTAATCTTTTAGATCATCTATCTTATCCTCAAGACGTATTAATTGATCTTTAATCTCAGTTACGTCTGATTGTGTTGACATAATTGTTTGACGCACTAGTTGGTCCTTCATGTCAAACTCCATTCTTGTAATTTCGGGAGCTGGGGGAGCAGGCAATTCTTTTGCTTCAGCTATATCAGCTTGAAGAGCAAACCACATACTAACTACGGTCGCTATCGCCGCCCCTATTCCTGCTAGGGTTTTTATACTAACTTGAAAGCCAGTATCTTCATTTAATTCTTTTGCCATATCAAATTACCTCTTGATTAATTTAATAGCAACCTATTTATTTAAGACGCTGATAAATATTAATCTAAGTCACTAAACTGAACATCTCCGAAATCAGCATCATAATCTGTTGAAAATTCAATATCAGATACTAGAGAAGTTAACATATCATATACTTCTCCCATGCTAGTTTCATCATATTCTATCTTATCTATGATGACTTCCAGTCTTGTAATTATGTCTCCTTGATCCATTACAGTGTTTTTTTCAGGAGTACATATGGGGTAATTTAAAAAACCTTAATAGTATTATTTAATAGTAGGTTATTTATGGTTTTAGCTACTTGAGATGTGTTTTCTACATCAATAAATTTAGCAGTTTTTCCATACATTTTTTTAAACGAGTCTTCTCCTTTTTGACCTTTATCCCATGTGTCATGTATGAAATAACTTAATACTCCTATTCCTTCTTTTTTATAAGAACTAACTACTTTTTTAGTATGGTTTATAGCGGTCCCAAAATTATATTTCATATTATTAATATTGGGTAGTCCATCTGAAATATTTAATAAATAAACTTCTGTAAAGTAATTTGGAGCAGGTAAGTCGATTAGGTCAAGACATATACCCTCTGGGGTCATACCTGATGTTTTTAGAGAGCCAAATCTATTTAGCTCTTTAGCAGAGTGGGTTTTAGAATTAAAAATATAAGCCAACACGGGTTTTTCTGAACCTCTATTCTGACCCGCCGCAGTATAAGTTCCTCTGAGTGAAACTTCAACGTCAAAGTTTTTCAAGTAACAAGCAGCATACGATATAGCAACTGCTGTTTTTATGGTTTTACTTAATTTGGGTCCTCTCATACTACCACTTAGATCTAATGAAATGTGGAGGAAAGTATATTTATAATCTTCTTTTTCAACCCTATTAAAGATATTTTTATTATAAGGAGCACTATAAATCTTTTTTACATCTAATTTCCCTTTTTTAAGGTTTTCAAAAATATCTTGTTTAGATATATTTCTAACTTTTAGTTGCTTTAAGAGCCTTTTACCCATATTAATCCCTTCATCTACATCCTTTAAATGCTTCTTAACAGGAGAACAAAAATAATCTTTCCAACTTTTGGTTACTAATGTAGTAACACTTGAATTGTTATTGATTTTATAGTCTGTAATACTAGTTTTAGTATTAGCCAGTTTTTGGATTTCGTTTTTGACATTTTTATGGACTCGTTTTTTTCTATACTTTGAGTCTATAAAATTCTTTTGACGTTCTACTCTATCTCGAGTTTTATATTCTTGATTTGTTAATTGATCTTCCCCACCTTCTTCTTCATCTTCTGTCTGAATATAGGGCTTAATTATATTATAAATTTTGATAGCTACCTCTACACTATCGCGGGTAGATTTTAATCTATTAATGTTTTTAATATCTATTAAATCGAATACCTCTCTTAACCCAGGTAAGGCGTCAAGATCCGAATTACGATTGAATATATTAATTATTCTAAAGAAGTATGCATCCCAAGTGGGTATAACAAATATATCTTTTTGAAGATTTTCATCTACTATAGGACAGTAAAAAGATTTATTATATAATTCTTCATAGTAAAATTGGTATCCAGGAGCTGATTTGTAAACATAATCATCTATGCGTTTATCTTCAACAAAATTAATTAAGGTAAATACATTATCGTGATCTTCTTCAGGAACATTATGTACCTTTTTTAACACAGTCCCTTTTTCTTTATTAAGATAATTAAAATCCGTTAAAAGAACATGGGAAGCTTCATGGAGAGCTAACCCAACTGTATAATCTATTGTATCTTCTTTTATATTTGAAGCAATATAAACAGTTTCCCCATCAGTCATTGAGTCACCTGATGTAGCATATTCTACAGGAATGTCTTTTCCTGTTAGGATTTTTACAAAGTTAGTGATTCCTCTTTGGACTTGTGCCAAAAAGAATGGATCCTCATCATTGAAGTGATGAAGATCCATCCAGTACGCTGCTCCTTTTTGCATATAATTCGCTTTTCTTAGCGAAAGATACGAAAAATTAGTCTCTATCCCAAATTTTATATTT